ATGTCTCTTACTCTTTCTCTATCAAGAGAGTCACCATCACCCCATGTGCAAAGTTTTTCATTCTCATCACTACACATGGCAAGATAGTTTTGTGTTGCCCTGTAAATATCATACTTTGTAAGAGGTTGTTTAGTCTCTTGAGACATCATAGGATAGAGTGGATCATTCTGACCATAGAATGAATCTACATACTCAACAAAGTTAGTGAGCATATCGTTAAGTTCGGTGTTTGATTTGCCTAATCCGTTCATGAATGACCTCTTTGTGTATGTACTTATTATAAACGATCTAAGTCCGTACGTCTGTGTACAGTGGCCACTTCTTCAACTGGTTCAAAGGGCTTGCGTTTTGAATCAATATACAGTACATTATCAACTAACTCATCAAACAACTCAGGGTCATACTGACCTATCTTACTCTTTAGTTCATCTAAGTCATAAGAATTGAACTCTTCCTGTAATTTATTCATACCTAAATTCACAAGTTCATCTACACTCATACTATCTACTACAATTTCAATATACTGAGTGATAAGGTCATCACGTTGTTGCTGAGTTAGTTTAGTCATTTGATTAATCCGTAAAATTTTACAAGTGTATCTTCAATCTCATCTAATTGTGATATGGTTAGATTGTTAAAGATTACATCCATTATATCATATATGTTGTTATTGTCCTCTTCCATAAGGTCACAACAACATTTATACAACTTGGCTTCTCTCTCTTTTAATTTACCCATTAGTTTAAGCCTCTATCTTTTGTAAGTATAACCATTGGTAGTCATCATCCTCTACTCCACCACATAGGTATTCACTCATAATACTTTGTGCATCCCTATGTCTTTTTATCTGTAAATTCAACATTTCTCCCTCTAATAGGGTCTTGAATCTCTCAACGTAGTATTCACCCATTAATTCTACACTTTCTTGTATGTTGTTAGTCATTAGAGTACTCCTGATAATGTAAGTTGTTGTTCTGGTATTTCTTGTTCTATAATGTCTACAGTCTCATAGTCAAATTCTTCCCAATTAAAATCATAATAATCCCATCCGTTCTCTGCTTCATACTTGGCCTCTTCCATACTTTCTGCTCTAACAGTAAAGTATTCCATTTTGGTGCATTTACGTGTAACGTAGAACTCATGCAGTTGTTTTGGTTTTTGATAAGTCATTAGATTTTCTCCCATTCTTCAATTTTTAGTAGTAGTCTTTGTGCTAAATTACGATTGCCTTCAATAAAATCGTCAGAACCATCATCACTCTTAGGTCTTTGGTCAGATGTATATTCTGCAATTATTTCGTTTGCTTCAGCTATTTCCTCTGAGAGGTATTCTTTGATTTTATCAGTATAATTGTCTTTTGCTGTTGGTATGCTCATGAGATTGTGTCCTGTAAATGTAAGTTTGCTTGATAGATTTTAACTGTCCAGTACTTGATTTGATCATAATATACATCTTCATCAAGATCTCTTCGGTTGGCCATCATTTGATATGCTCTATCTGTGCATAGTTCCCATAATCCCTCTTCTTTCATTAGAGGTGTATCAGGTGGTAGTAGTAATTCGTTCATGAGTCAATCCAATCGTTTGCGTGTCTATCATGTATGAACTCTTGCATAGTTTCATAACTTCCCTCTTCATCCTTAACATAGGGAACTAAGATCTCATACAAGAAATCATCATAAGAATCAATCTCAAACTTAAGTTCGTATGGGTCATTCAATGCACCATCCATCATCCATATATCACGAATGTAGCAAGCCATATCTTCATATGACATTTCATTGAGTTTAAACTCAATAAACTCTTTCTTAAGTTCTGTGAGTTGGTCAGGTGTAAGTGTTGCAGCCATGTAATAACTCTGTAGATATATTAATTATAACCCCTACCAAGTGAAATGGTAGGGATGATGTGACACTAATTAAAGTGTCCTAGTATTTGTATATTCTGTCTTGATTTTCGATTATGTTGTAATCTGTGTTAGGGTTCTGGTCAGCATCCCAAGCCAATTGGAATGTCTTTGCATATACTAAGTTTAATAGCACCTCTTCTCTATCTGGTACTTCATTTGGATTACTACAATTTAATCGTGAATCAACCATAATCTCACTTTGACCCTGTAAGTGAGTCATGAGTGCTGTAAGTTCAAGATCGTCAAGTTCTATTGTGTGTTTCATAATAATTAATCTGAAAAATTTCTGAATACTTTTAAAATCTTATCCACTTCTTCGATATATTCTGAGTCAGCATACTTGAGTGATGCCTTTAGACTTCTCCTGACTACTGTAATCTGGTCAGGTGTTAGCATAAAAATGTGTTGCATTAGGTTAATCCTGTAAGTAGTTTAAGTGCTTGATTCTCTTGTGCTTGATAGATTTTATTCTCTATCTGCTCAATCATATTCCTTTCATTATCATCATTGTACTCAAAGTCCTGTACAATAAACTTAAGGAACTCTAACTGTTCATTGTTTAATTCCATTAAAATGTCTCCAATGGTTGATTTTCTCCTTCTGCGGTAATTGCAAGAAGTGTGTAGTCCTCTTTGTAGTCTGATATGGAATAATTATCCATCGGATAATCTCCTCTGTGATACTTTGCAAGTGCTTCGTCTTTGTTCTCTGCATAGATTTCAATATCTGCATAAGATACGAAACTTTCTTCAATAATGAATTTTTTCATAATACTATCTCATGTAAAGGTAACCACCAGCCCAACCCACATTGTTAGGGTCAAGTAAAAATTTTAATTGCTTAGAATCTTGGAATGTATATCTAACGTGCTTTGCAGGTTTATTCCATGATGCAGCCTTGTAAACATCCCCTGTTTTCTTATCAACAAAACAATGAACTGAACCATCACGATACTCATTCCTATTTTGAAAAGTATCATAGTCTTGCTGAACTATCTTATAGTATTTCCTACCTTCATAAATCTTGAATCTCATTAGTTTAGCAGTTCCATCTTCAATCTCTTTGAGTTGTTGATTAGCGTAGTCAGATAAAGATTTGTCTCCACCATTACTATAACGTAATGAGTTGTATTTTAATTGTCTTATGTGATTTCTCTTGTAATTCTCAGTAATTGCATCTGCATACTGAGTTGTGTAGTCTTTAACAAATAGTCTGGTTGTAGTTAGTGTATCTCTATAGTCTGGCTTTTTCTTGTCCTTGATAAAACTGTGAATTGAAGTAGTCATTGAGTTACTCTTTGTGTTTGTTATGTACTTATTATAGAGGAAAAAAGACCCCTGTGTAGGGGTCGTGTTCCACTTATTTAATTGGCCTATAGATCGGTTCCTCCTGTTTCAGTTACCTCTACAATATCATCGAGAACTGAGAGAATCTCATTACCTGTAGATGCGTTATCAAGTAGGAACTCAGCGAAAGTTTTAGACATTAGAAAAATAGTCAGGTTTACAAAAAAAGGGCGGTGGTTTGGTACGCAAATGATTTGAACCACTCATTAAGTAATTTCTCTAGAACTACCACAGTACACCCCTAAAGGACTTACAGGACGTAATTTCTCTGCTGAACAGAGACAACCATAGATCCTTGCCTTACACATTTATTATAGCAGTTTTACATCATGATACAATATCGGATGTGACAGTTTAACTATCGTCTGCTACATCCCATGCAGGGATCTCAACTCTGGTAGTATCAGTATCAAGAACATTCCATTCTTTATCATACTTAGGTGTTACTGACCATGCACTCCAACCAAACTCATTATTGGTAAAGAGATAAAGAAACTCTTCAGACATATTTGCATCCTGTAGAAAGTCCTCGATTGATTTATTGTGATGTGGCCTCTCATCATCCCCACCATAGTAACTAGGTTTTGGGTCATCAATTTTAATGAACTCTTTTGTTTCAACATCAAATTTATTATCTGACCAACATGAACTCATATTACCACCATCAATCAACTCAGCAACTTTCTCTCTTGTATTGTACTGTTGCTCAAGAGTTACTCCTAACCACTCAGGGTATCCATCCCAATGATGATAAACAGACTTAACTGATAAGTCATCTTGTAAAATTCCGATTCTTGATCTGGTTGACATTTAATGCTCCAATAATAGGGTGCGAGAAACAAAAAGGGTTCTCGGTTGAACTAGATCCATAAGGAATGTTCTGTCGAGGGTTGCCCTTTTGTTTCCCTACTATTAATATAACACGTCAACTAAAGGATTCAACTTCTCTTGTGCCAGTTCTTTTAGTGCCACATCAGTCATCTTAATTGCGTCAGGATTCACGTCAGTTGTGATACAATTTCTATTTAGATTGAATGATGCAATAGCAGTTGTTCCTGATCCACAAAAAGGATCCAATACCCATCCCTTCTCAGGGCAACTTGATTTGATTATTCTCTCTAATAATTTTATTGGTTTTTGAGTAGGATACTTTCTCTTGTTCTTCTCACTCCTCGATATAAAATACACATCATCCCAGAAATTCTGAACTGGAACTCCCTTAGACTCATGAGAGTATATCTTTTTGTATAACATATTCTTACCATAATGTAGTAAGTTCTGATCATCAAGTGCTTTGAGTTTCTCTTGTGCTATTCTAAATCCATACTCAGGATTATAACCTTTATACTCATACTTAGCACACGGCCTACTCTTCTCTCCTGTAACTTTTGCTAGTGCATAGTAACCAACTTCATCCTTATTCTTGAAACTATTTGCTTCATATACTGGATCTAGTGATCCATATTCAACCTCAAAATATGGGTTGCCTTTCTTAAGAACCATGATAGAATCTACAATATTACCCCATCCATTCTTTATATTATTCTTCGGCCCTGATCTCTTCCATGATATATTTGTATAGAAACTATCACGTATCTCAGGTATTACTTTAGATAATAATAGAGCATTACCAATAAAATTATTATGTAAATACATCCATCCGTTCTTTTTTAACTTATACCATGCTGAGTGTACAATATTAGCATACCATATAATATAATCATCAAATGAATCCCATTTATCAGAAAATCCCTTCTTCTCTCCATCCTTCTCGACCATAGTGAAGTCACGTTGTAATCCGAAAGGTGGATCCATGTAAACTAAATCAAAATCTTGCTCTATATCCTTTATTTTCTCAGCAGGCTGTTGCTTTATCTCGATCATAGTGGTATGGTGTTTAATTGTATTATAACAGATATTATTTTAAATGTCCATCCATCTTGGTTTAGTACCTACCATTCTCTCCTCAAGTGTTGGTTTATATTCTAGTGCTTCAAGGTGTGGTAAGGCTTTACTTGCTCTCCTTTTCATATCATGTAGTCTTGCAACTAATTCTCCTCGCCATTTTCTATTATCAAAGTATGTCTTACTTGGAACATCATCCATTAATTGATGTAACCAGATTGACCAGTTATGACCACCAAAAAATCCATGTCTCAATACTTTATATGTTGGATAATCAGGGTTTCTAATAGAACTCTCCATCATTTTCTGGAATCCAGATTTCTTAAAAGTCTTTCTTACATAATCCCAAAATGGACTCTGAATATGTGAGAAGTCATAGTGCATACTAATAAAATCAACAGCACTTTCATAGTCATTTACCATCTTTAAATTATATTGGTTCATGTCCATGTAATCATAACACCCACCTATCAAACAATCTTCTAGTAGTTCTATTCCATTAATAATAAATCCAATTCCTGTACTTTCTAGTGGTTCAATGAATCCACCAGATAAACCTATGTTTATTACATTACCCTTCCAAAACTCTTTAATTCTATTAGGATCCCAATTTATGGCTCTTACATCTTCCTTCTTAATTCTATCATCCCAATGCTTAACAAAATATTCCTTAGCATCCTCAATATCAGTAATATTTCTATTAAATATTAACCCTGATCCTATTCTAGTAGTTAATGGTGTTTCCCATATCCATCCATGATCAGTAGCAGTAGCAGTAGTGTATGGATGTAACTCCTTCTCTCTATCAACATACTGTACTCTAGTAGCAACAGCAGTATTTACAAATAATCTATCACTATAATCAATGATCTCTCTTTTATCTGATAACAGTCTCTTAAATCCAGTACAGTCAATGAATATATCTGCTTTATTGTTAGTACCATCAGCCAAGTCTAGTGATGCTATACTATCTCCATCCCAATTTATATTTTCAACAGTAGAATTAATGTATGTAAATCCATCTGACCCCTTAATATGTCTTATCAAGAACTCAACATACTTACCACAATCTAATTGCTCAGAATACCCTGCTAGATCATCTATCTCTACTTTATTCTTAATTAAAGACGGAAAGAAAGTTAATGATGACGGATAATCTATATCAGTATTTGTTTGTAAAACATCACCAAATGGTATTGTAAATTCTGTTCCATCAGGTGCAGTAGTACTAAAGTGAAACTGACCAAATGGATGATAGATTGTCTTACCATCTTTACCCCAATTAGGATATATGATACCACCCTTATAAGTAGCATCCACTTCCTCCATCCACTCAGTAGGATCATTAAAACCACAATATTGCATAAACTTATTGAAGTTTAAAAGATTTGCTTCTCCTACTCCTATTCTCTCAGGTACTTCCTTATCAATTAAAGTTACATGAGAATGATGAAAAGCGGCTGCTCTTCTGACTAACCATGTAGCAGTCATCCAACCAGCCGTACCACCACCAACTATAGTGATGTTCCTTACATTTTCCATAACAAAATCATATCAATCAATCGTCATATACTCTACATTCAAATGCGTCAGGATGGTTGTCGCAATATATTTCTAAATGCTTATCCTCATGTCTTGTGTGCCAGTCATTAATCTTACCATCATTAGGATCAACGACATCATTTTTGTGATAGTCTTCGTAATCGGCATGAACATTTTCTAGTTCCTCTACTGAATATTCTAACATACCATGATTAATATGCTCTTTGTTGTCCTCTGGGTCAATGTAAGATTCGTGACTTAAATCGTGTTTGATTTTAGACATTTAATTTCTCCTTGAGTGGTGTCCTATACTGAAAGACTTGATCCATATTATAATATAATTTATGATTTTCTGTAGTAAGATAGTACCCTTTTATTTCGTTTCCATCACAATGCCAACCATATCCGATCAATTTTTCGCTGATCCCATCAACCCTTACTAATTTACCATTTATAAGGTAATCGTGGTATCTTTCGTCTAAATTGATCATTTTTTCTCGGTGTATGTGTTGGTATTATAACATAGGTTATATAAATGATTTATAATTTTAAGATTGTCTTTATAATTTAATCATGAAATGTACCAAAGAATCCACTATCTCCAAGTTTTCGACTCTCGATGCTATCAATCACGTCACTAGCATCCATAAGGTTTTCTATATCAGCAAGTAAGGCTGCTATGTGCTTACTCACAAATGGTTTTTCAGTTCTAGCTGCACAGGCAAGTGCTTCTCTTAAATCATCTTGTGCATCCTTTAAGGATGATTTTACTGTATCAGATAAGGCCATCTTCTTTCATTGCTTTTTGTATAATATCTTGAATTTCCTTAGAAGTCAAGTTGTTCATAAATTTCCAGTTAGGATCGTTTTTATCCCACTCAACAGCAAATGAACCATCCTTATTCTGGTTTATCTTTAGTGAGTCCTGAGTCATTTTTCTTTATTAGTTTTTTAATCATTTTAGCATACCATACATCCCTTTTATTATACAATTTAGGATGTTTTTTTGCTATTTTAATGAGTCTTTTTGCGGCTTGTTTATCATTCATTGTACCATAGGCGAATTGCATGAAAGCCTATTTATATGCTATTATAAAACCCCTGACTTCAGAAGTCAAGGGTTGAGTGAATGAATGTTTGCTTTAAGGTGGATGTAAATACTTTTCCATTTTGCCTTTAACCTATGTAATGTTTACGTGTTAGTTAATTAAAACCTCCTTACAAATACGTTTACATACATGATGTTCTTGATCACATTCAATCAGACACTCGTAGTATTCTTTGATTAAATCGTTATGGGGATCTTCGTAGTCTCCACCTAACTGATTAAAGGAAATTAAGTTGTGCATGATGATTGAACCTCAGTAAATGAATAGTCATAACAAAGAAGTTTAGTGCATCTTCTTTACCCTAACTCTTCATTATTATATAGACAAATTATGTCTGTATTTCATGATACATTTTTACAAAAATTTATGCCTACGCACAAATACTTATCGTTGATTTTGAAGATATATAAGAACTTTCTCTCGTATCTCCATCAACTGATCATAACAACCTTGATTATGTGCACAACCACGCAAATCAGTATCAGGCTTCATAACTGACTCTGTAAAAAGATCTAATGCTCTCTGATATTTTACGTCGGGTGACTCTTTTTTATCTACTGATCTTTGATCTTTCATTTCCTTTTTAATTCTCTCTTTATGTAGTTGATTGCACTATCGTAGTTCCTTGAGAAGTGTACTACTTCTCCATTGTGAACAATAGCAAACTTCTTACCATTAGACGGGATAGCTGCCCACATCCCGTCTTTAGTTACATATCCTTGCTTATTCTTTATCGCATCCTTATAAAAGGTTTGATAGTTAGAACTTCGCATTTACACCAATTACTCTTGCGTTAGGATTTCTTGCTAATGCAACTTGCCTTGCTTCAGCATAGTCAACAGCATGAACGTCTTCAGTAAATACCTTACCTGCAACGTATAGTTTAACTTCACACCTCATTTAATGCTCCTTTAATTACTCTTATAGTATATAATAAAAAAGGGGTCGTTACAACCCCTAGTGTGCCAGTTATGGAAGCTTCCCTGCTAGTATTATATTATCAGGATTATCAAGGAACTTGCGATAGGTTCCTCTCTTACTTAACATATCGTGGTTCATCTTATCCATAGAAACATTTAATTGTATGTTTCCAGATGGCTCCTTCATCATTCTATCACTCGCCACACATAGTAACTGGTAAACTAATTCAGTTCTCCCTGCATTACTCATGTAAACAGACTCTTTCTCAAAGAATTGTATAAATTCTCTAGTCAAACAGCAAGGTGAAGTATCATCCTTGATCTCTGATTCTAGTAAGGATAGGAAGTTAGATACAACCTCCTCCTTTTTGAGAGTGGCCATGAGTGTGGCCCACGCACCAAATGTTCTTTCCCAAGCATTGAATTTCTCAACTTCGTCAAAGAAAGTATCTATTGACTTTCTACCAGTTCTAACAAATGGTTTCCAAAATACCCATTTTTCGATAGCATTTTGGATTGTTAGTTTATCACCTCTCCTACGTATTAGGACTTGACGCAAGGTACTTGTTTCACTCGCAGTAGCAGTTTTGTCCTTCCTCTGAATTTCATCTTCTGCTTTACGTGGTTTAGCTGGGGTACATTTTGTAAATGCACCTGTGACTACACCAAGAGCAATATTGCATTTAGCAGTTACTCCTGTAATAACAATAGCATGAAGTCTGTGTTGTCCTTCGGTCAAGTTACCCTCAACATTGAAAGTAATTGGTTGACCATCAAAGATCCAATCATCCTTGATTATGCTCGATACGATCTTATTAACTTGTGATTTAATAAGTTTTCTGTTATCGTTGTTATGGTGTTTTAGAATGTACGCAGCCATATCAGGTGTGATCTCCATAAGGAATGAAGATGGTTCCTGAGAAAATGGATCGAACCCTAATACATCAAAGGGAACTCTATGGTTTCCTTTCGTCATATCAATAGGTTTCATATACGATTCTTTTGTACCTCCATAGGATATCATAGTTTAACAGTATCGTCAAGAGCCAATCTCTTACCTAATACTTTGGTCATGAGATCGAGTGTTAGTTGTTGTGGTCGTTGTTTCCATCCGTACCATTTACTCTCTTTACCAACATCATAGGGTGGTACTTTGTTTCTACACTTATACTGGTCAACAGTTACATCATATATTGTATCTCCATCCTGTAACCACCAATGCTTTTCTTCTCTCCAATCAACTCCACTATAAGGTTTCAACTTATCTGTGTCCATCATGAAGAATAGTGCCTGTGATGAATGATAACAATGTCCATAAAATCTGTATTTGATAACATCCTCTGGATATTTCAATTTCTTGTGTGATAATAACTCAGGTGTAAGGTAACACTCAATCTTTTTCATTACATCCTGTATGTACTCATAAGGATATGGGTCGAACTCAAGTGTTCTAGTGGCTATGATTGTATCGCCATCATACTTATGTCTCTCAACTTTTTTCATAAAACTTCTCTAAGGGATTATGGTATGGTTGTAGTCTATCTTGTATTAGTTTACCATACTCTTCATGTAATTCGCAACCTATGTAATCTCTTCCTAACTCTTTGGATACCATAGCAGTAGTTCCTGATCCCATAAATGGATCTAGTATTATATCTCCTCTCTCACTACCAGCCTTGATACAGGGTTCAATCAAATCAGGTGGAAATACAGCAAAATGGGCATCTTTGTATGGTTTCTTAGTTATATCCCATACTGATCTCTTCCTTCTTGTAGGTTCTTTGATAGCATCTACATCAAAGTAATAGTTCTGATTCTTACTTAATAAGAATATGTATTCATGTGATTTAGTACATCTATCTCTCACACTTTCTGGCATTGGATTAGGTTTATTCCAGATAATATCTTGTCTTAAGTACCAACCATCAGCCCTCAGGGCAAACGCAAGAAGCCAAGGAATACCAATCATATCCTTCTCTTTCAATCCATCTAGTTTATTACCTCTCCTTGCACATTTACTAGGTAGGTCTTGATCATTCTTTGCTAGTGTTTGTTTAGAAAGTGCTTGACCTTTACCAGGTCTATAGTTATAATAACTATCCCCTATGTTTAACCATACAGTACCATCATCAGTTAGACACTCTCGAACCAATCTGAATACCTTGACCATTTCATCAACATATTCCTCTGGTGTTTGTTCATGTCCGATCTGATTCTCCTCATCACCATAGTTCCTGAGTCCATAGTAAGGTGGGGATGTAACACAACATCTTGCCTTCTCATCAAATTGTGTGAGTGTATCTCTACAGTCTCCAAACAATATTAAATCTCTCATGTTATCCAATCAGGTTTTCTCTCAGGTTTTCTAAGATAGTTGTCCTTAACCCATGGCTTAGCATTGATATATCTTTTATAGGCAGTAATAGTATCAATAGACTCATCATACTTAAACTCATCAAACATGGCACGTACAAATTCTGTGGGTGGTGGACTCTCAGGGAATAAGTCATCAGCATATTGTATAGTATATTCACAAGTATGAATCTTTTCATATCTGTATGTGTACTCTGAACATAGAGCAAGACCATGTGTAATCAACCAACTGTAATAGGTCTGAGCCCATATAGTACAGGGATGATTACGAAATGCACCTTTCTCTGTTTTGTAGAAACCACCACCTTTCTTTGGTAACTTACCAAAGTCATGACCCCACTCTTTAGATGCAACAATAGAAAGCATTTGACAAGTTTCTAAAGGCATCTTGACGATATGCTTATCAGGTAGCACCTGTGCAGATAATATGGGATCAGGGTCGGTTACAAAAATATTCATTACCAAGTTTTAGCATGAGTATTTACTTCTACTGGTACATCAGTCTCAACATGATTATGCTCTATATTCTCAATGTTGATATGTTCTAAAGCATTTGCAATTCTTTCAAGAGCATTAGCAATGCGAGAAAAATCAAGGTCGTTCATAATGTTTATCCATATGTAGCCACATTATAATGTGTTCTTACTGGTTTAGCAAGTGGTTGTCTCCTTGCTTTCATGTATATTTTTAATAATAATTCACTTGTCATCTTTCTCATCCCACTCCCTGAGTATCCATGAACTACTGTTCATCTTGTGCAGACCACCAACAGCCCATCGGAAGATCACATTATCATTGTTCTTGAACTTCTCATACTCTGGTACATTTTCATTGTGCCTGTCTCCACCATTTGCAAAGACAACCTTATCATATATTTCTAATAGTTGCTCTATCGCACAATTACTTGTCTTGTCGCTATCATCATACTCAATAACAACATCAACCATCTTTAATTCTCTGACGATTGCTATTCTCTCCTTCAAAGGCATAAATGGTTTACCTTTCTTGTCCGATAACCATTGATCAGAATTGAGTCCTACAGCGAGTGGACTCAATGGTGCGATTGCTTTTGCTGATTTGAAGTAGGCAATATGTCCACTATGTAATGGATCAAAACCACCTGTAACTAATACTATAGATGAAGTCATTTTCTTACTGTTGAAATAGCAGGCTCTCCTTTGTTGAATATTGTATCAACAACATTCTGTACCTTACGTGCAGTAGAGATACCTACATTTGAATAAACTGGTACGCATACAAGACCAAACACTTTGTCTGCATCGCCCTTACGGATCACACGACCTATTGTTTGAGAGATACCTATGTAATCCATAGATCTCATAAACAAGACCGCTTCAAGACCATTTACGTTGATACCTTCAGATAATATGCTATGATGTAACACAACAAATTTTTTCTCAGGATCTCTTCCCCACTCATTAAGAGTATCAAAGAAAGTCTCTCTATCGACCTTCTCTCCGTCTATTATAGCACCTGTTTTAGATGTTATAGTCATCCATGAGTAATTCGCCCATGCAAGTTGCTGAGTGAATGGTGTGTGATAGAGTAGATTGATAATCTGTGCGGTTGATTTCGCACATATCAATACCTTACTCTTTTTAAGGTTATCAATAGCACCTATCATCTGTTCACAATCACGATCAGCAACCAACTCATCTTTTTTCAAGATTCTAGACTGATATATCTCCACCTTTGGTGGTAGTATGTAACCCTCTCTGACTAACTTTGGAGCAGGTACATTGCAGATTACCTCTCCATATACCTTAGAGTCATTCATACCAGCTCTAGCAGGTGTGAGACTGTGCTTAGGGGTTGCAGTAAAGAAATAGGCACGTGTGAATATACTTGTTGCGAGTTCCTGTGTAGGCACGAAGAAGTTTCTCTGTGTGCTGTTGTGTGCTTCATCAAAATAGACTGTATCAATCGTGATGTTGCTTTCAACCACTCTACGTAAAGAATGATATGTTGTGAATATTAACTGATTTCTACCATTGTTAGCATTGTGGAAGTTGAACTCACGAATCTCATCTACCTTAGTAGTGCTGAAATGATGTGTCTCTCCACTATGCACGTGCATCACATCCACTGTGGGATCTGTAATGAACTCTAGGAACTCTGCACTCAACTGATTTGCTAGTAGAATACGAGGTGCAACGACCACTATGGTCTGTTGATGATCCTTTGAGAACTCTCTCATAGCATCATGTATCATACAGATAGTCTTACCGCCACCTGTAGGTACAATGATTTGACCCTTCTCATGCTGTTGCATAGCGTCGAGGGCATCTTGTTGGTGTGGTCGTAATTGCATCAAACTCTCATAATATGCACTTATTATAACACAAAAAAACCCTCTGGTCGAGGGTATGTGACGCTTTTGTAACTGGTTTCCCGTTATGACGTTAGAGCTTCCCGTACAAACCATACAAAGGTATGTATGATTTTCTCACTTTTCAGTCTCCATAAGTCTCATCCAGTTTATTGCGTGTTGTTTATGTGGATTATCATTCGCCCATATAAAAAATGTGAGAGTCATGCGGCCGCTCTCCTTATCCTTCATAGTTCCGAACAAGTCTTCGGGTGCATGATAATAGTAAGAGGGATATGCAACGATTCTGTTGAATACATTATCAACTGTGACTATTTCATTTTCTGTACCATTTAGCAGACAGGTTCCAGTTTTCTTGGGAGGCTCTGGATGTAAATATACCAACCCTGCAAACTCACTCTGATCTACGTGCCATTTAAAATTAGGAAAATCACAAGTTAACTTAGTTTCCTCGTAGGCAATATGGAAGTATGGTGTACATACATAATCCTTCTCATCAATCTTGTATGCCTTCGTCATTACATCATATATACCCTCATTGATTGCCTTTGGGGCTGGAGTTCTCCATCCTTTCCATCCACACTCATATTCTGGGTCTTCTGAGTGTCTGTAATCATTATAACTAAGTGCTAATTCACGGATTAGCTCGGGATGAGAGAAAAAGTTATCACCTATAAGTATATCTTGCATAATTAATCTTTCTTGTTTAATCCTTGAAAATTTCTTTTTTCTTTATCTATACAACTCATAAAACTCGTAATAGCGTATCTACCGAAGCCATCATAATAATCTGAATTTTCAATAGTTACTGTCCTTACTCCATGTTTTACCCAACCAGGAAATATTATAGTCATATTATTCTCGCACGTCAAGGCATCCATGTCGATATAGTCAGGAAAATACAATTCACCACCTGTAAACTTCTTAGGTTCTTTATAGAAATAACTAAATGCTAGAAACTGAACTGACTTATCTTTATGAGCCTCATATCCTTCACCATCATGATAATATCGTACCTTAGTATTATCCTTATTAACCTCAGGTGCAATGCTACAACAATCATGGCATTGAGCAAATACATCCAATACTCCAGATGTAAATACCTTTCTATTAACTTCTAATATATTTGATAGATTTCTATATGCTTCTGGATATACGTCATCTAACATTAAAGCCTTGGAATCAGTCTTACCTACTATCCCACCATACTTATCAGGAGTTACTAATTTTCCTGGTTTTGTATAGAATTTTAATTCTTCCCATATCAACTCCAACTCTTCATCATCATAGAAATCATGAAGAACTATATGTGGAAAAGGATCGGTATAGGCATCGCAGTGTAGGTTTTGCATTACTAGATAGATATGATATAATTAATAGTATGAGAAATATTTTTAAGGAATCCAAATATCACTTAGAAGTAGAAACTGGATGGACTTACTGGTATCATCTTAAACACTCTATAGGTAATTCTCGTAGGTTAATTGCAATCTCATTTAAGAGTCTTGTTCATGGGTTACTACCATTTATATGGAAAGCAGATGCTCCCAAAGATGTAATCCGATTATACCATGAGATTATGAGAATAGAACATATAAGAAAAATGGATCAACTACGTGAACTCCCAAGAAATGAACGATACACAGGCAACACTCCTAACTCTACTGAATAGTTATGGTGATATTGTCGAACTTGACTGGGATTTTGATGTCGATAATATTATAACACAACTATCTAGTAACAACAACTGGGTCACAGGGCCAAGTGTCTCTGCTCCTATGGGATTATCTTTAACTGGATCAGATACTCTTGATCTTAGAGTAAAAGATAAGAAAGAGGGAGAATATAATAATAATTTAAAGTCATGTCCGTCCCTAGTACAATTTTTTGATAAGTGGAATAGTCTAGCAAAATGTCATGCAGTTAAAATGGATGCAGGTACTTTCTTTAGACCACATAGGGATGCTTATAAAACAACACAACAAATGAGAATCTTCATACCATTAAATAAGACTGAATTACATGAGTGGGCCTTCATATATGATAAACAACTAGCACCATTTAAGGCAGGGAAACCATATCTTTTAAATACAAAGAAACAACATGGATCCTTTGCTTTTGTAAATGATATATACCATATACTCATGGGTGTGTACATCAATCCTAGTAACTTTAGGGTTGTGACTGACCTATTACCAAATTGTAGGACTCATTAATGAAAATTTGTATTATAGGTGGTGGAACTTCTGGTTGGTGGTGTGCATCATATATGCAGAGATTTCTTGATGCTGAGATAACATTAATCGAAAGTGATGAGATACCTACAAGTGGTGTTGGGGAATCTTCTCTTCCACAAATAGGAGCCTTCTTTGAAGAACTAGGTATTCCAGAGAAAGAGTGGATGAATGGATGTAATGCTGTCCATAAGTATGGGAACATGAAATATGAGTGGGATGGTGTTGGTAAGGATCCATTTCTCATGACGTTTTGGCAGGATGATCCTAAAGGTCGTTTTGATAAATGGTATCAAGAATATAAGTCTGGTGTTAAAGATAAAAATAGTCACATAGAATTATATGATAAAGATGGGTGGAGATCGGTTGCATATCATTTAGATGCAAACCTAGCCAATTCTGTTGTTAAAGACTATTGTAAAGACGTAACTCATATTATTGATACATTAGATGAATTACCTAAAGGATATGACCTCTACGTTGATGCTAGTGGTTTTGCTAGAAAATTTACGACTGATAGAACTGAAGAGATATGGGATCACCATTTAGTTAATAGTGCATGGGTATGTCCATTTGAATTAAAGGGAGAGATCAATCCATATACACAAACAGTAGCAAGAGAATGTGGATGGCAGTTTATAATTGATCTACAAAATCGTACTGGATCAGGTTATGTTTATTCTGATAAGTATATCTCTGATGATGAAGCTCTTGATGATTTTAAAGGGTGGACTAAGAATAGAAAACGATATAATAATATACAACCAAGAAATATTAAATGGAAACCTAATGTATTAAAAAGGCCATGGAAAGATAACGTGGTTACTATAGGATTAGGTCAAGGATTTGTTGATCCATTGGAAGCAAATGGATTATATATGGTGGTTTATAGTATTACTTTATTAGTTAAATGTATATTGAAAGGATCAAAACCAGAGGCATATAACAAAACAATGTTAAAGGTACAAAAACAAAATTCAGATTACTTATTACATCATTATATGCTAAGTGATAGAGATGATACACCTTTCTGGAAGTATTATAGTAAGTTTGATGTGGATGAATCTTTATGGAAGAATTATAAGAAATACCCTAACAAATATAATAACTTATATCCTGATGCTCTATGGGCTCAACTAGGAATATACTTTGAGAAGTTTAAACACTACACTCCGTAAATACTCCTAAAGCACCATCATTCAGATTAATCTCGTAAGTTTTATCAGGAGATAGATCAGCATAATCAAATCTTTCTAGTTGTTTCCCATTTACAATAGGGTTACCATCAAAACAAATTAGATGTGATTCTTTTGATACCTGTAGTGTTGGTTCTTTTACTAATTTACCATCCCATACTTCTTTCCTGTTTATAGCATTAAATCCAATCATATAAAAATCATCATAAGTTTCCATCATTACTGGTTGATCTAGTAGATGTTGCATAGAGAAGAACTCTTTACTCTTTACCTCAAAATATTCTTCCTTAAATGGTACTCCAATCCTTGCACTACCATGTACCACATAATGATATGTACCAAAACTATCAGGTGCTTGCTCCACACCAATCCATGTAGGATCGGCCTTCAATGCACATACTGAGAACTTATCTAACTTCTTAAAAAAATGTTTGTATCTAGGGATAGTCATAATTCAATTTTCCTCATCTTAATTGGTTCTCTACTTTGTTTATAAGTCTCACATGATATAACTTTACCTATTAAATCCTCTATATTAAACCTACCTTTAGGAGTCTCTGGTATATTCTCAAACAATAACTCTTCAGAATCTTCATGTCTTTCAATCCATTTCTCTCCAGCCTTTCTCATAATACTTTGAGTAAATGTTTCTATATCATACAAATCTAGTGCATCATCATTCAGATCAAGACTAACAGGTCTGTACTCATCAATATTCTTAGGTGCGTGTAATCTACAGAATCTAATAGTAATCTGATTAGTTTCTGGAAAATATTCTGATATTTTAAAAATTGACTTCATCTTTATCAAAGAAAAATACTTGGTTCTTACGATATTCCTTACCAAAATATGTATCATTACATATATTCATTCCATGTGGAATTATACCATCAAATAATACCATACGATTATACCTTGCACCAAGTGTTTCTAATACTTTATAGTTTTCCTTCGGTCTCCAAGGCTCACGATGTTCGACAGTATCACCATCTACACCTAAGTCTTCGTACAAACAAGTACCACACTCATCACTAAAATATACTATACCATTATATCCAGTATCAGAGTGTGGCCACCAAACACAATTCTCGTAGTCATTAAAACTATCTTTAGTAAAACGAGTCATATTAGTATTCACATCACAACTAAAAAATTTCTGTCCGCACAACTCACTCAAATACTCATATACCTCTCGTAGTCTCTCATCATACTCAAAGAATCTTCTATCTTCAAAATACACACCATTATTGGTTCCTTCTTCATTTATTTTCCATAGTGGGGGATTTCTATTAAAAAGATAATCCTCAACTTCTTCTGGATTCTCGTAGAAATTATCTATTATAAAGATAGGTCTTTTGGATTGGCAGTTGCATACTTTTAGTTCTTCATTTAATTCAAACACTAATAAACCTTCCAGTATCTAGGATGTATATATCCCTGAGAATAATCTAAAATATCAGGATTATATACTAATGTAACATCACCAACAATAGCCAATCTTTCACCCTCAAAATTATCATCTATTGAGTGTGTGCAATGTTTTACTCTGCTTGGAAACATAATTAAACTTCCCGCTACTGGTTCTATAAAGAATGTAGAAGAATTTACTAAATTAAAATTTTCAATACCATGTTTAAACTCACTGGTATTATTACCTCTAAACACACTATTAGTATTATCAGGAGTAAGAAACTTCAATACGTGTGAATTTGGTGGTGTCTTTAAATAATATACAAAGGATATTTGACTTGCAGAATGATCATGCCAGACAATTTCATCTTCAGATTTTCTAGACCTAGATAACCAACTCTTAGTAATAACAATATTAAATATCTTTTTATACTCTAGTACCTCATAGATATATTTTTGCACATTGTAAGCAATCTCACCAAAGCAATCCTCTAGTTCCTCATCCAAATGTAATAAAGGATTCCCAAAGTTTTCACTGGTAGTAGTATTATAAACGTACCCATTTTTATGGATCTGAGGTTCATAATCATACTTATGATATACTTTTTCAAAATCCTCGACGTATTTGTTGTGTCCTTGCATTACATCAACAACTATCGTAGTTGGAAATACATTAAAAACTTGAGCCATTAATGTTCATCAGGTGGTTGAATAATAGCCCATGTTGTAGCAAGATATTTTGTTCCTCCTATTGGTGGATTACCCCTATGTGTATGTGTAAATCCTGCAGGGAAAATTAGAACATCACCCTGTACTGCTTGTTCTCTTCTGTTCTGATATAAAAATTCTGTCTCGCCACCCTCAAAGTCATCATTAAGATATAATTGTATCACAAAAGTTCTTGGTGTCGCACCTATAACACCATTTTCAAAATGCCAGTTATGAAATCCTCCACCTTGAGGGATTTTCTTTATCTTACAATCATAGCACAAGAATCTACTTGAACGGAGAATACTAACAGTCTCTAAGTAATCATCAACTGGTTTTTTAAGAAGTGGGAGTATTTCTTCTGCTACTCTCGTAGTTGCAGTCAAATCTATCTCATAATCCAAAGTTGCATTGAGAGTCATATGGTCTTCCATATGAAGATTTCTTTTATCATAAAACAATAGATTATTATTCTCCAAATAATCTAAGTGTCTCATTATTTTTCTGCATCTCTCTTTTGAGAAGATACCTGTATATCTTCTAATTAATTCACTTTCAGTGGTCATGAAAAATATTCAGTTATTTCTATTATATATCAAGTCTCGTAGAAATGCAAGTTATGAAACTCCTGTTTGATTTGTTGCACCATCAATATTTCCAGAGTTGTTTATAGTTATAGATCCTAGACTAATTCCAGATGTTCTTCTGATAGCAGCACCATTACCGCCACCTGCTCCACCGCTACTATCCTCTCCACCACCACCTGCGTCAGCAGAGGGATCTCCTGTCCAGCCTCCTTCTCCACCAGCTCCTCCTTCAGCCTCACCACCATTATTACTTCCACCACCACCATTACCAGCAGCAGATATACTTCCATCAGTACCATTACCACCTAATGCACCACCATTTCCTCTATCTCCATGTGGGCCGCCAGGATATCCTTGACCTCCACCGCCACCGCCACCACTAGCGTATCGACGTGATCCTTTATCAGATTGGTGACCACCGCCACCTCCTCCTCCACCGCCAAATCCACGATGAATTTGTCCACCAGCTGCTACATTTATAGTTACTCCACCACCATATTGAATACCCAATGCACTGGTTCCTGTTTTTCCACTTTCACCAGTTCCTTGATTAGTTCGGCCATCACCACCTTTACCACCTGCACCCCATATTCTTCCTTCTCCACCAACATCAATAACTAAATCCGTATTGGCAATCCATGATCCAGTTCTTAAGGCACATCTACTATTCTGAGTATTATGTACAACTGATCCAATTAATTTATTTACATGAATAATAATCTTCTTACCACCTTGCCATCCAGTACTGTTAACAGCAGGTTTACCTTTAAAACCACCAATAACTGTTACATTATTATTATTGTATTGAGTTTGAGCCTGTTGTCTAGTAACAGTACCACCACTCCAGAAATTAACTACTATATTTAATTTCTTACCATAAAAATCACTAAATGATATAGCACCACTTTTAGGAATACCAGTGTCTAGAGGTCTATTAGATAATCCACCAATAGTTTGTGAAACTCTATATGCACCAAGATTTTTATTGGTTGGTTCACCAAACTCATTTTTGATGTCGCTGTAGGAGATTGCTCCAGAACTTTGTAATACCATAGTTTATGCGGATGTATCAGTTATTTCTCTCCAAGAAGATCCATTATAAAACTGCAAATGATCTGTAGTGATATTATAAATCAAGGCACCATCAGTGACTGCTGCACCAGCTAAGTTATTTCTTTGGGTAGTAGTAAGTTTTGGTAACACCATGAATCTTCTTGTGATGTCGTCACTAGCAGTTGAGAAGTCAACACCAGCTGTTGGGCTAGTTCGACCAACACCAATAAATGTACGGAATATTGCACCTCGATCACAAGCAAGTCCAATAGAACCTGGCCCTGAAGCATCTGAATAATTAGTATCAGTTTTGATACCAAGATAACCACTATCATCAAACCAACTCATATTACCACCTTCTCCACTACCATCAGAGATAATTAAATTCCCCTGTGAAGCAGCATCACCATATAATTGCATTTGGTCACCAATAAGGATAGTACCACCAATACCTAAACTTATGTAACTAATAGTAGTAACACCAGCTACATTTAAGTTTGTACAACCAATAGATGTAATGTCAACGACACTTGTTGAATCCGCACCATAGAAGTTTCCTATAAATGCAGGAGCAGTTGCAACACCACTCATAACCCTCAAATCATTAGAAACTTGAAGATCATAACCAACAAATGCACTACTTACAAATGTACCTATACCATTGACTTCTAGCTTCAGTTGTGGATTTGTAACTCCTATACCAAAATTACCTTCATAAGTAAGAGCCGCTAATCTAGTAGAACCATCACCATGCCAGTAGAAACTTCCTGTATTAACTCCAACACCACCACCATCACAGTAGAAGTTAACATTACCCTGATGAGTACCATTACTATAGTTAATAAGATCTAGTGAACCTGGCTGACTATATGGTAACCCTGCACTTCTATTACCATACTGAAGGATTCCATTGTTATTATCCTGTGCATTAGCATTTAATCCTAAGATTAATTGAGATGCTTGCTCAGGGCTTGTTACTTGTATAGTAGCTGCACCAGTTGTATCAACCCCACATATATGTAATTCACCATTAGGGGATGATGTACAAAGACCTATTGATTCAGAAACACTTAATGCTGCACCAACTTGTGTTCTTGCATCTAATGTTCCAGAAGTTTTTACATTTGAATTACTATTCAATGTAGTTGCAGTATCGGCATTACCAGTTACATCACCAATATGCTGACCATAGAATTTAGAAGATGTACCTGTGAATATACCTGCGGTTACAACACCTACTGACGCATCTAAGTTTACAAATTTAGCCCGTAATGTACCATTACCACTATTAAGAATAGTTGGATCAGGAAACTTAGTGTTATCTATTACTGGAAGTCTATTATTACTAATCGTACCACTTGCAAGATAACTTGCATTTAATTGTGTTAATTCAGTACCAATACCAACAAAAGAGTTTGCCTTTATTTGGCCACTCATTATTATTTGATTACCAAAACCTGAACTATCTCCTGTCTCTCCTATAAATCCAATACCTTCTAGACCAGCAGTTGTTGGATTCTGTCCAATCATTAAATCATAAGCATTATCTGCTTCAGTTGTTCCAATACCAACCTTTAAGTGTGTAGCAATACCAGTTCTTGTACCAACAGTATTTTTAGCTTGATGAACAATCCAACCATCGGTTGTGAAACCGACAATATCATCCATATACAAACCACTACCATAGAAATAATTAGCAGTTACAACACCAACATTAAGTACATTGGTGTTCCCCATTAACGCATTACCTGTAGGATTTGTGGTTCCTATACCAACATCACCATGGAATGTAGCGATTCCCGCAACACGTAAAGCACTAGTACTTGTTATTCCAGTAACGTCTGTCTGACCACGCAGAGCAGAGGTTCCGTGGACATCTAGGAATCGTATTGGAATTGACGTTCCAATTCCAACCAAGCCACTAGCGTTGACTATGAAGTTATCACTATCAACCTGTACACCATTTCTGAAATTAAATGACTTATTATAATTTGCCATTGAGCCTAGATTTTATTGTTATTTATATTCCGTCTTTGGGTGGAATTGGTTCCGACCATCCGACAGGGCCTTGATTAGGATTTCCAGTATCCTTTTTAGATTGGTTTTGCCTTTCCAATCTCTCTTCCATCATCTTATTTCTATCTTGTGTGATATCATTAAGCATTCCTACAGCAGCCATAATGTCTGGTGTAGCAGCAAGCACTTCAAGTTTTGTGCTAAGTTCCTTAATTGCTTCAATAAGAAGTGGAACTAATTTTTCATAACGAACTGCTTTCTTACCATTTTCTCTGGTAATAACAATTCCTGGTAATCCAAGTGCTTCAATTTCTTGTGCAATTACACCAGTATCCTCACCTTCATGACCAGCATCATTTTCTTTCCAAGTAAATGTATTACCAGAAATTTGCATTACTTTCTCAAGAGGATCATGAATAGTACGAACATTATCTTTTAATGATGCGTCAGAGGAATAGTATGCAGTAATATCACCACGAGCACGTATGTTTCCATTAGAAGTTTGATCACCAATCTCAACACCACCTGAGTAAGTCTTAAATCGTATTGAGTTGTTATGGTTTATTTGTACAGCTCCATCGGTATTACAATCAATAGAAACCTTACTTGGACTTGCACCAACGTTTGTAATTTTTACATTACCATCACTTTGTAAGAATAGATTTCCTGTACCTTCCTCTTTAATTATAGAATTTGCTCCATCATGACCAATCCGCATATCAGGAGTTCCAGTACTTGCACCGAAACCAATCAAATTACCATCATAGAATACAGTACCTATTGAACCACCAGGCATTTCAACACCAGTTAGTAGAGTTCCATCACCTACAAATTTAGTAGCATGAACCTCACCACCATAGAAACCACCTTCACCAACATGTATGCTCTTAGCAATACCAACACCACCTTTCTCTACAATAATTGCACCAGTTGTAGTTGAGATTGCAACATTTTCACCAGCAACAAAGAGATTACTACCAATACCAACACCACCAGTAACTATAAGAGAACCTGATTCTTTACTGGTTGAATCAACAGGGCTAACTAATTGAGTTTGACCTGTTACTTTTAGAGGGTTGTTGATCTTAACACTCTTATTGAATGTAGTTGGGCCATCAAAGGAAGATAGAATGTCTCCAGAGTCACCACCTTCAACAACTATTCTTTCTTTAACAGTTACTTCATCAAATACAGCACTTAATCTTGCAGGTGTTTCACCAGTTACAGTTGGAATTGGAGTATCGAATGTTGTCTCCTCACCAGTAGCAGATGATTTCTTCTGGTTTCCAATATAGAAGTCACCTTTGTTGTTCATACCAGTGTAAACAACAACACCACCAGATTTTTCCTGTGACTGAACTAAGAATTCTTCCTTCTCAGTAAGAGTTCTGTCTTGAACCTGTGGAAGTGCAGTTGAGTAGTTTCCTGGCCCGTAACCAAGATATTCAAATGTATGACCAGATGCTCTAAGAATAGATGGTCTTCTAAATTCAACAGGTATTGGTTTAATCTTCTTAATTACAGAACCAGCAGTGTGTGTTTGGATACCTGTTGCAAATACACCTCTAATAACTTGAAGTTGATCACTTCCAACAATAGTCTTGGAAGCAACTCTCATTATCTCACTATTGATTTGAATGTAAGAACCATATGGGAATCTACTAATTATATTATCAACACCTGTTACTGCAACTGTAGTAATACCACTTGATGGAATTGAATCAATAGTAGTTGCACTTTCACTATCTAAGATAGGTACTGCACGTGCACTTAGGTTCTCATTAGATTTATCTGAAAGTTTTTCGTTAGAGTTAAGACCATACTTATATGCAAATACAGGAGCTCCTACACTAGTTCCAGTCACTGCATTGAATGTAGTAACACCTACAGCAGAGTTAACAACATATGAGCCTAAATTGTGTTCATTTGTATCAACTATTGTGAAACTATTACCTGCAGCCAAACCATGACTGTTTACACAATTGAATGTTGTTATTCCAGTTGTAACATCAAAACTACTACTATCAATTTCTACTGCTCTACCAGTATTAAATACATATTGACCTGCCTGTAACTCAGGGCCACCAACTGTCTTAGCAATAGCAATCTGAGTGTCGTTAGGAACACTAGTTATTCTAAAGTACTGGTCTTGAGTTACACCAATACCAGTAAACTGTGCTACGTTTCCAACAGCAGATGTAATACCTGCATTTGTAATTGAATATCTAGCAGTTCCATCACCACCAATAAATGTTGGATCAAAATATAAATCACCAGCAGCATATCCAGCACCTTTTGATTGAATATCTACACTGGTAATTTGACTAGAAGCAATACTTACTCTAGCAGTAGCACCTCTCCAAGGGCCACTTATTGAGGAATTTAATAATTTTATGTTGAAATATTCACCATCAGCATAACTATTACCTTGATTAGTTATAGATCCAGTTACAATACCTGCATATCCATGTCTTCTACTAAAGGTTAGTGTTGGGTTTGCACCAGTTGGAGCATTTGATAAAGTAATACCTATACCCAATGCTTTAATAAAGGAGTCTGTACTTTCTCTGGTCAAACTCTTTTTAAGATCATTAGTAGAAACATCACCAATAGGAGATCTTAAAGCATAAGATTTTGATGCTTTAGGGTTATCGTCTGGATTATCTCTATCTAACTGTGGATATAAGTCAGATACGTTTTGACTGTATCTATAGTCAAGAAACTCAGTATCAATTGTATGATCTGATGATAGTGCATAGATGTGATATACTCCATCTTGCTTATCTTGAACATAATTTGAGATCTTTAGAGCTCTGTAGATATAAAGGTTTGTCTGTAGATTATTCTTTTCAAATCTAGGTAATGTTAGATCTCTTTGTGATGTATCGTTCGTAGACTTAAGACCATGTAAAGTAGTGGGTTGATATGCAAATTCCATGGAATTATGCACAGTCAATACTTTATATGTTCCATTATATCCTGTATTAGCAACACCAGTGGTATTAACACTATCAGTTACATTTTTAACAATAATAGTATCACCCTCAGTTACATTATGAGGTAACTCTGATCTAATAGAACAGATACCAGTTGTAGATGAAGAATTACATGTAGCAATAAATCTTGGATTCTTATCAAATTCATAATCACTCGTTGTTAGAGTATTATTAAAGGTAAAGTCTGCGTCAGATCTAGCACCTGTACTACTTGATTCCTGTATTACGAATCCATTTTCTGGATTCTTAGCATTTTGTAGTTCCTTAGGTATTACAACCCTTATCTTATAAACTTTTTCATCTAAACTTCTTGTATCATCAATTCTCTTGATAAACGTAGCAGTAGTAACATCTTCTGGGATTAGTCCCACAGTGCTTAAAGCAGCATATATTCCACCAGAACCACTACTATTATTAGTATTAATATACCACTGACCTTCAGTAGCATCAAATTGCACTGGGTGACCTAAATCTCCAGAAACTTTATCAGATACTCTTGAGAAAATTCTAAGATTAGTACCACCAGCAATATCAATTGCCTTTCCAGCAATAGCATCTGTCTCGGATGCTGCTAATTTAATATCATTACTACCAGCTCTAATAGCAAAATAGAGTTCAGTATTTGTTATGTTCTCTGGTAAATCACCATCATCACTGGTAATAACAACTTTCTCACCAGTATCTAGTGTATTAGTACCAATAGTAAAACTATCAAGTAATTCATCAACACTGCTTACTCTATATTCTTTTACAGAACTACTACCATCAGGCATTAAAATTTGTGCAGATCTTTCACTACCACCTACAAGTAGAAATAGAACATCTCCTACCTTCGCACCTACTTTAAAACCTTGAGTATTAACGGGTGGTAAAATATCAGCACTTGTATATCCATCTAGGAATAACTTAGCATTATCACCAACAGCAAGTGTTTTGGCCTTATCAATAGCTAACCAGTCAAGATCCTTACTGGTTGTTTCTATTTTTCTTGGAGGAATGATAGAAGTAATGAATGCTTTATTATCTTTCTCAAATGCATTTTTCTTAAATCCATCAGAAACAAGAGATAATTGTCCAAAGTTTGAGTTGGAGTTTGTAATTGATTGGTCAGCACCACTCTCTGTAAGGAAATGATTTGCAAATCCAATAGCGAAAACAGAAACAACCTGAGCAACAGCATCATTAGTAAGTTTAATATGAGCAGTTTCCCATCCCTTTCTATAAATTGCAGAAGAATCTAAATGATATGCTTCCCCTGTTGCAGTTGCAGATGATTCAGCTGCCAGTGCTGCTCCATCAACTACCGATGCTAATGAAATACCATCATAGGTTCTTGCAACTGGATTATATTTTACAAATGCTCTATCATCTTTCTGTAGTGATATTCCCGTAAACTGAGCAACAACTATAGATTTGAATCCTGTGGCCTTTGAACCATCAATGTTCATACCGTTCATACCATAGACTGAACGCATTGATAAGTTAAACACATATGGTGATGCACCTAGTACAGTATCAGTTTCAACTGTTACTGTTGCTGCTGAAGTATTACCTGGAATCAGAGTAAGTGGTGGATTCGGTAATGTATATGTAAATACCGTATCATCACTATTACTTACACTGGTAACTGTAGCAGATATATTATAGTTTGTTGGAGTAACACCCCTGACTTTAATTGGTGTACCTACATTATATCCATGAGCTCTAGAGGTTTTTGCAGTAACTACGTTAGTTACACCTGCTTCGTCTCCAGCTCTAATACTTGTTAATGTGATAGGATCAGCAGCAAAAGCACCAACAATTTCAAATTCTGGTCTTCGTGGCCAGAAAGCAAGAGGATCTGCTGGATATTTCTGAGTACTTTCAATTTCTCTTCCAGAACCTACATTATATGCATTACCTATCTTAGCGTAATACATATCAAGGTCTGTAATATCATATGTGGTATTACCAAGAGTTACAAAATTGATACCATCAGCATATTCAAAACATGATAATTTATGGTGTGAGAATATTGGACTTGCTGTTTTTGCAAAGTTAGCTGGGTCTGTATATACTAATCCTAAATCATCTCCATCAAATAAACTGAACTGCCAGAAATAGCAAGTACCAGTCATTCTGAAGATTGCTGAATGAGCTACATTTGGATCAGTTGGGTTTGGAACATACTTAGGTCTTATCCTAGTTTTTCTAAGATCCATACCAACAATAGATGTTCCTCTAGGTAGAATAATACCACCATAAACACTATTAAATTTGTAGAGTATATTATCTGCTTGTGTTAAATCAAAATTACTTGTTAGGTTTAAATCTAAAGTTGTTAATGCATTAGATACTGTTCCACCACCAGCTGGTTGAACTTTAGCAACTCCATTTTCATTAAAAATTCTATAACCTGGCCTGTTATCAATAATATGCTCACCAGGATATAATACTATAGTGGTTTTAGCTATCTCATCATTACTTCTTCCTTTAACATAAGAAAATCTAGCCGCTTCTAGCAGTGCTCTTTGAACGGTCTTAAATGGTCTAGCAAGAGAATTACCTTCATTACTAATACTATCGGTTGAGTCTAAATCGCTTGGACTCACATAAAGAATACGGCCTTCAGTGTTCTTTATGAAATTATCTAATTTATTCAGAGGCATGAGTTTTCCTTATGACTACTAAAATTATTACTATAAGTTATTTAGTCACCCTAGAACTCCTCTTCTTCCACGAAATCGGGAGGAAGATCTTCTGGGTTTTCTAATTCTATCGGAAATACCATTGGATGCATTTCCTCATACATTAAATATGCATAATATTTGTACAATTCATCAGTTGTATATCGTCTTTCATAATCAGCAATAGTTGTAATCATTGGAAGATCTTCTTCTGTTCGATCCAAATCTTCCAGTTCATCATAGGTAAAAGGAATACCGTTAATGAAATACATCAAAACGATTCTTTCAATCGTACCTTCAAGTTCCTCACTGTACCAACAGTAAGTGGTTTCTATCACAAATGTATTTACCATTATTCATGGCCCGTCATCATGTGTAGTATGTATGCGAACTATTTCATCAATATCGTGTTGTTCGTCAATTAAACCTTCATCCTTTAATTTGTTATAGTTGTAGCAACTTTCAAAATTAAGTTTAATCTTTGGTTCATTTGTCTTTTTCATAAATGGCAAGACTCGCGTACTTTATTCTCTCAGGTTCTAATAAATCATTCACTACTTCCATCACATCTAAAAACTGATCGGGTGTTTCACACCTAATCTTTTTTTCATAACCATTGTCGGAAATTATAAGAAAGGATCTATTACAAAGATCTATAATAGTCTCCTTTACTAATTGACCTTCCATCATAAACTCAGAACATATAGAATATTATACCATATATATGCTGGTTTGTCTATCGTTGTGATAAAATTGTAAGATTGCCAGTATATTCACCACCATTTCCATTCTCTAGTTTTACTTTGTTCAACGGATATGTAAAATCATTATTATGACCTCTAGCAGATATTTCATAAAGATCAGCACCACTCCATCCAGACCAACCAGTACCAGCCTCCATGCAAGAACGATAGGTGTAATAATATGGTTGTACATCATTACCAGTTGATACTCTGCTTATGACTATCTCACCACTATACAAAGCATTAGTATTGATGAAATTATAATCCATAGGATACCAATTAAATTGATCAATTCGTTTGAAACGAGTTACTGAACCGCCAGCCTCAACATTATAACCTATATCATAATATCCTGAAGTCTGATAACTAGGCCCAAAACCAATATACATATGATTTCTACCACCTAGTGAGTACCTAATCTCATTAAAAACAAGTTTAACTACTTGTGGATTGTTTAAATCTGTTGCCTCAAAATGAGAATTATTACCAGTATATGTTTTATGAACTGTCCATGAAGCTGCAGTTGCGAATGAGAGTGCCTTATTCCCATTTGTCTGTAGAACATCACCAGAGTTCCCATCTACGTCGGGGAAGGTGAATCCATTAGTTACACCCGTTAATTTAGAACCATCTCCCGTAATAGTACCTGCATCTAATTCACCTGAGATTACAACTTTGTTTGCTTCTATTGATTCAGTAGCAGTAATTTTATCAACAAAAATCTCATCAGCAAAAAAATTAGTGTTTGGTTCTTCAGCCATCTTCTTATATTCCGTTTGGTGAACTATTAAATACTTTTTCTGCTATAGCACCAACTAATACTTTTGGAGCCATAGCAACATTCATTTTCCATGATTTCTTCAATATCCTACCCAAAGATCCATTAAAACGACTAGGAACATCAATTTTCATTCCTTCAATTTGGATATGTCTACAATAATTTGATTCTGTACCACCTAATGCTAATTTTCTCTTAGCTTTAATGATAATACTGTCTGCCTCTAGTGTAATTGTATGTGCAGCCTTTATTCCTATAGAGTTCTTTGATGAAGTAATACTAACATTTCCATTGTGAGCAGTCATCTGAATACCAGTAGTATCATTAGCACCACTACTATTAGCATCTATTTGAAATGTTTGCTCTGTTTCTAATCTGGTTATAGGGCCTTCATGATGTGCTATCACAAATCTACACCCTGCTTCATTAGTAAATTTTAATGCTGCAGATTCTGCACCACATTTACTTTCATTAGGGTTACGTGTTTCTAGGTAACATAAAGGACTCCACATGTCCTGAACTGTTGCATGATATCCTGATTGATTAGACATAATTAATTAACCTCCCCACTAGTGTATGATTTACCAACACAATCAATAATCTCAAGAACTTTTCCTTGAGGTCGAGTATTAGACATTATAGGTCTTAGTCTAGCACCAGATCCTGTTTCACTTTTAATTTTCATATCTGGAAAATCACGATATGCAATTTGATTCACAACATTAACACCAGTAACTTTACCATCTGTAATTACTACTTCAAAATTATCTAAAGTAGCATCCTCATAACCTGAGCCAGGTGCGTCAATTAGAACTCCAGTCACAAAAGCATCATCTTCAGTTTCGGCAGGATATTTACTACCAATAGTAGTCATAGTGATACTAGTAATCTGACCATAAGTTGGAGATTTTGGATTATAATCAATAGTTGCTTTACCATAAGCACCTTCTCCTTTCTGACATTGATCATCAAAAGTTACTATAGGTTCACTGATATATCTTGCACCAGGATTTGTAACTTCTACTCCAATAATACTTGCAGTTCTTTGTACTGAAGCAAACATATCATTAGTATCTAACCTATTAATGAATTTTCCAAGTATAACTCTACCTGCTCCACCTTGTCCTCCACCACCAAAGATGCTAACAGTTGGGCCTCCACAGATCTGCTCAGCTGGATCTCCACATGGGCCAATATCGGATGCTGGTGACTTACCTCCAAAAATATCCCAAGATCCATACTCTTTTTCAAATGCTGTTAATTTATCACTTGCTGCTGCTGTGACTGCTGTTCCTGAGAACATTTTTCTAAAGTCTTCATTCTGAGTAGAATCTGAAGGGCTTGGTCTATCACCTTTACCTGTTACATAATTGGTGCTAGGAGGACAATCCATTTTTTCACCACAAGATAATAAACCCTCAGCCTTTGATAACATATCAACACCACTTGTTAGGAATTGTTTGGTATTAAATGCAAAACCTAATGTCTTTTCAATAGGTGCCATTATTGGGCCAGCAACTGAATCCATCATATCAGTAGTTTTACTAGTGACCGCACTCATCAATTCCTGAACTGCACATGCTGGTGCATTAGTTATATTTTTTGCTGCTGCTGTTACCAAATCACTAACAACACCTTGCATAGCATCTGTAATACTCTGCATACCACAAGTTGCACCATCAAATGCACTTTGCATAGGACTTAACATCCCTCCTTGTATTCCTTTAATTATTGCGACTGCTGCAGGTTTAGGTAAAGTAGTTGGTACTAAGGCCATAACTGAATCATGAACTTTACCCAACCCTGCCTTAAACTCCGATTCCATCTTATTATTTAATTCACCCGTCATTTTATTAGTTACACTAGTCATACTACGGGCAACTAAATCTGATACATTTCTAATTTCTTGAGGCATATTTAATACTTGATTTCCACTTGCCTGAACCTTATTGAAGAAATTATTTAAAGAATTACTAACTTCACTCATAGCAGTATCCTTACAAGGATCTGCTTGTGTAACAGTAACTCCAACAACATTACTATCAGATTTAGTACACTCTTGTAATGCTCTAATAAAAGCTTGCCTTTTTTCCTGTGCTTCTTTAGTAAGTGAACCTAAAGGTTTGGGAATTACACCTTCAAAAGTTGAAGGATAATTATTTTTATACTGACTTATTATATTTTGTAATTTTGGATCAGCAGGATTAGCCTCTATCAAATCCTTTACGGTTTGAATACTTAAATCATCTAATTTTGCTGGTGCTGGTGTTTTGCTCATGACTTTATTTATCTACTGTTACTGACGTGCTTTCCAGTTTCGTAAAGCTCTATTATACGAAGCCGCTCCACCACGACCACCTCCAAAATCTCTTCTCTGTGGTTTTGGATCTTCTGGTGGTTTTAATGCACCAACTTCATTACCTCCACCTAATCCAGATTTGGCCAAATCTTCATCTTTAGTTTCTCTCTTATCTGTACTGTTATCCACTCTAGCAGAAGGTGTACATATTGGTACAGTCTCACTAAATTCAGATTGATCAAGTAAGTTACCATCTGTATTATTACCAACATATCCCGTTTTAATATCAAACCTTCCCGTTCCATATTTAACACCTTTGGTTCTACCTAAAACATTTGTGATAACAGGATTTTGTTTCCTATCACCATCCATGAATTTACCCATAACAACATCACCTTGTGATATTGCAGGTGTTTTTTTCTTACCTCCTGCACCCGTTCCATCAGATACTCCAAGAGCTACCATTGCGTAAATGATATCAGTATCTTTTACAGTTTCATCACTAGGATGACTTCCCATTACAGCAACTCTATATCTGTAACCGACACCTTCGTCGCCATTTTGTTGTTCTTTTTGTGATTCTAATGGAAGAATGATACCAAGAAATTCATTAGTACCAGATCCATAGGTATCCTGATCAGGCATGATTAAACCTCCACATATTTGTAACCAGTAGTTCTACCCCTCTTATTTTTAATAGCTACTTTTTTCATTGCAGGTTTAGGTGTTTCACCTTTAGAGAAATGCATTCCATAAGAGTCTCTTATTAATTTCATAGAAGTAACAGATTTTTCAGCCTCAAAGAAATGACATAGTGATTGTATTATATAATTACCACTTGTCTTTTGATCAGGGCCTTGATCCTTATTACTACTTATAACCTCAACTTCAAGTTTAACTGTATCTCCTGCCTCTAAGTCAGTATTACACGGAACAACAATAGAATAGTTTTGAGAGAATAATATATTGTATCTTGCAGCACCAGCAGCATAATATAACTCAGGACTATTATTAGCATCTACACTGGTATCTGCTCCACCAATATTCATTACAGCAGTTGATACTCTATGAAATCTTGTTCCTCCTTCAAATTCTTCATCAAGAATTTTAGCGACTGTTGGTTTATTACCTAAAGAACTAAATTTCTCATCATCTATTAATTTACCATCAACAACATTAATATCAATTTCAGTAAACTGATAGGTCGCTGGATTAAAGAATATATTTTTACTTGCATAGATACCAGATCTAATTTGACTGGTAAGATTTTGATCTCTACCTACAACTAATGCAGATACTTTAAAATTATTACTATCATCATCTTTCTGATGAACATCTTTATTTTGTGAGTTATAAAAATAATGATGAGTTTGATCATCTGGTTCTGTATTAATTAAACTATCTACTGATACATACTTAAATCCACTTTTTGTTTCATACGCAAAATAACCAGGATTAGCAGTATTCATTGGTATTGTTTGTTTTGCAAGCATAGCAATTAAATCAAATGGTCTTTTAGTCATTCCAGCAAAGGTATAAGTGTTGCTAGATTCTGAAACTAATATCCTATCTGGAGGTAATGTTAAAACATCTTTGCATATTGATGCAACAGATTCTGATATATTACCTTTATAACATGCTGTAACCTTTTTAACAGCATTTAATACTCCAATTCTAGAACAGAATCTTATTTGAATAGTTTCACTATTTGCCTGTTTACTTAATATTTGAACCTCATTAACATATAATATCCTATGAGGATCATCCTTAACAGCAAAATCTATACCCTCACCAATTTCAGTTTTAATTCTCATAAAAATTTCGCAACCAGCTTCAAGTGGAAGATATTCATATAAAGAACCTGTTGTTGATTCATCTCCTTCTTTAGAAACTGCATCTCCAGTACTAACAAGAGTGATGACTCCAGTTATATGTGGTGATAATACATTTTCATAATAATATATGTTAACAATTCTAGTTCCACCCGCATAAGGGCCATCTATAAGATCTACTTCTCTTTCACCATTGGAAGATTTAATTTTAAATACTTCGTATTTTGAGGATTGTACTGCCATTAATCTATCACCCTATGATTAGAGACTTCTGGTTCTGGTCTTACCTCAGTCCGATTTTTAGGTGTATCACCATTAGCATCAGTAGTTGCAAGAACTTCTACAGGAATAATTACGGTATTGAGATTATTTCCACCATTTTGCATCTTTAAGTCACCAGTAACTTTATGAACTTTGTTCAATATATTATTAACATTAGCATCTATAACTTTCTCTACCTTATCATCTTCTTTTGTTACATCCTCTTTCTTTTCACCATCAGCTCCAGTCTTCGCAATTTTCTCAGGATCTATTGCAATTAAGTTTTCTAATGGATTTTCTACCTGTTCTCCTTCTCCTTGTGCTTCTGTATCGGTAGTACCTGTTGCATTTATCAATGCTTCATCTTCACCTTCTTGTTTATCCGCAGTCTGACCTAAACCTTCACCACCACCTTTCTCAAACTTATCCACTTGAGAGAAATCTATAGGAGTAGCATCCTCTTCACCTTCTTTAGTCTCTTCACCACCACCATCTTCTTCTTCTTTAGGTTCTTCTATTTTATCAACTTCACCTTCCATATCTTTCTTTACAGTTTCTAACTGAGCTACGTTAGATTCTGCCTCACTAGGTTTCCACAGTTGAGAAACCCAACCACCAAATTTTACCAGTGCTGATGCAATCGAACTTATAACCTTCCATACAACCTTTACGAATGGTGCTATTTTATCATATGCTGATGTTAAGAAAGAAATAATCTGTGGTAATTTCTGAACAACAAATCCCATTAAAAGATATCCAAAGAAATTCATTACTCTATCTTTGATACTCATTACCATTCCACCAACATTACCAAGTACACTTGCTACAGGGCCTTTATTACCTCCCGCTTGTTCAATTTTTTTCTCAGCAGCGGCCCTCTCTGCCTGTAATCTTTGCTTACGGACAAGAATTTTCTTCTTATCACCTAACTTTCCAAGTTCTTTAGTCTTATCTGTTAGTACACTCCTAAGATTAACAGCAGTTATCTTCAGTTTTTTTACTTCTTGTTTCTGGCTCATTTATACGTATATCCCTAGTTTTTCTTTAGTTTGAAGAATATAATAGTTACTCATATCCTCTGCACCAATAAGAGGTACACTATCAAACTCACCACCCAAAAAGTCAGCCTGTTTTTGTTGTGCTTGTTGAGAAATTGTTATGGGGTCTAGAACTGTAGTCACACCATCCGCATTAGGATCTGTAAGATCTCCTGTAGGACTAACATTTTTGTTGAAGTTAAGTTGTTGTTCTTTACCTGCGATTGCTTCTGCTGTTTTTTCATAATCACCCATAGCATCTTTTAGATTCTTCTCATCCTTACTCAACTTATTATCTCTCACCATCATACCAGCATCAATAGCAAGTGAAAGACCAGTTCCAACACCAGGAATCATAGAAGCAGCACCAGAAGCCATTTCACCTAAAGCACCTTTCCAATCTGGTGGTTTAGACATTAATCTACCTACAGCAAATGCAGCACCTAAACCTAGTCCAACAATAGGGATCTTTTTAAGGAGTGACTTACCTCCTGCCTTACCTAAATTTTTAAGTAAACTTTTTCCACCACTCTTCAGTAATTTACCACCACTCTTTAATAGAGTCTTTCCACCTTTTATTAAATTCTTTCCACCTTTTATTATATTTTTTCCTAGTTTAAATAAACCTTTTGCACCAGGTAGATTCTTAGCAAAATTCTTAATTGCAGACACACCATTCTTAATTAATGTCTTAGCATTTTTAAGCATTTTTGGGAGCGTTCGTTTTAAGAAGACTCTAGCCAGTCGTCTAGCCCTATTCAATCCTTTAAAGACACTATTAACAAACTTAACAAGTGCTTTAACTTTCTTGAAAATTTTCATAACAAGAACACCACCAACAATGGCTCCTAATCCAATTAGAAGTTTCTGACCATGATTCTCTAAGAATTTAAAGAAACTTGTAATTGCTTCATTATTATTGGCTAACCATGTTATTGCTTTATCTGCAATAAATCCTCCCGCTATGGCCGCAAAGAAATTTATAACTTTATCAAGTATATTCTTTGCTGGTGCAGTTACTGTATCAAATGCCTTACCTATTGTACCACCGATCTTCTTAACAGCTTCTATTCCTGCTTCTGCACCCGTTCTTTTCTTTCTGTCTGCTGTTCCTCTTAAAGTTGCTATCGCATCTTTCTCTTGCGTAATTCTATTTGCAAAATCTTGACTCAATGCATTACCAATATCTTGAAGTATTAAAGATACCTCTGCTATCTCATCAGTAGGATCATTCTCTCTTCTTAATTTAAGTATATTCTTAAGTTTAGTGATTTTTATGGAATTATTTTCAACTTTCTGTCTTAATTCATCATCAACAGTATCAGGTACAAGTTTACTTGGATCTATCTTAGGCCCTGTGCCTGGTAATTTACCTCCTGTAATAGGACTCACAAACGTTGGGTTTTTTGCATCTATCGCAGCCTTTACCTCTGCGAGTGTCTGTAACTTCTTTGGTCTTCCTCTTCTTTTGATTGGAGCAGCACCTTTCCCACCAAGAGCAGTTACTTTTGATGCTTTAATTTTAGGTTTTGCTTTTGCTACTTTAGCCACGTCGTTGTTGTGCTTTTAGATTTTCTTCTTCAATATATTGCTGGAGAAGTGAAACATAAATCTCTCTTTCCCAAGGAATCATGTTTTCTAACTCTGTTAAGCTATATTTATGGTGTTGCATGAGGGCAAAATTAGTCCGATAGTAATTCTCTAGACTCTCATGAGCTAGAGCTAAGCGAAAAAACTTGCTAGACCCTCCAACATCACTTCACTTTTTACTTTAGTCTTTGGATTAAATACCTCAACTTTATGTTGTAGTTTAGGCATTGTATCAAAGAATTTTTCAATGTCCTTAAACTGTTTAGAGTTCATAGACTCAACAAATTCCTTCAATTCTTTTTTAGTACAGTCAGAAGCATCCCAAGATTCCTCTGCAGTATATACTTGATCAATGCATTTCATAATAACTTCAAGAGATTGATCTACTTGAGCTTTCTCAGTATCCAGTTCAAAATTAGTCTCAATAAATTGAGTCATAGATGGATAAGCCATTTTAACTGATAAATTATCATCTAATTTAATAATATCACTATGGTCTGGATTCTTTTGAACTTTGATAGCATCAATGTCGATTTCCATTACAACCTGTGTTTCTCCATCATCAGGACAGGTTACATTGACCTCAACAGATTCACCAACAGATTTTGCACGAACATTTAAAAATAGATATTCGATATCAAACGTCGCCATTTTTTCGACCTTGATACCTCGTGTTTGAACACACTGTCCTATTACTGTTTTAACTGCTTCAGAAATCTGCTTTTGATTTTCAGATTCCAAGGCCATAATTAAAATCTTTTCTTCTCTAACTAAGAATGGTCTATATTTAACTTTTCTTCCACTAGAAGGTAATACCAATTCATAGACGGGGGTATTAATTTTTGGTAAGGGCATAATAAATCAAATCATTATATATTATATATACGGGTTTCACCGACTTTTTATTTCATTCTATATCTATCGTAAGCAAACTGAACATTTACCTTTACAAGATCAGCACCACCATATTGCACGGGTATTGAAGTCATTGACTTTGGAAAGGCATTTACATATTCATAAGTAATACTTTTCTTTGGATCTAGATTCTTTTCAAATTTTGTAATTGTTAATGATCCAGACTTGTATCCTATCTTGTTATCTCTGTTCATAGGATAGTTTAATCTTCTATAGTAATTGTTATCATCAGTACGGGTGATACCTTTAAAGTTATCATCACCTGCAACATAATCCATCCATCCCTCAAAAAATTTAAGAACATTATAATCTTGATCTACGTAGAATGAGAAATCACTATCAACATATATTCTTGTATGTGCAAACTGTTGATTGATTCCTTGATAATTATCTTTAACTTCTGATGTAGCAAATGAACTGGTAGGTAATGTAGCTTCAGCACACATTATACCAACCTTATTACCATTTGCATAATCATTAGGCAGATCATAATATTGTTGAAGATATCTCTTTAATTCGAATGATATACCTGCAATATGTACCTGATATTGGTTATTCAAAGAGACCTTACTAAGATCCATCCTAGTAAGAGTACCCATTTTATATTTTGAAATAAGTCCAGCCACTCTAAATATAGTTATATTATTATATTTCTATTTAGTGTCTTACAAAGGAAGATATCAGCCAAGTAACCCATTGAAGTACAAAGGTAACTTTCGAAACATAATTTACCGTTCTCTGTGGGAACGTAAATTCATGGTTTACTGTGATAAAAACGAAAACATTTTGGAGTGGGGAAGTGAAGAGATATTCCTCCCGTACAGATCTCCAGTTGATAATAGGATTCATAGATACTTTCCAGATTTCTATATCAAGGTTAAAGAATCAACGGGTCATGTTAAAAAATATTTAATTGAGGTCAAACCAAAAAAACAATGCGTAGAACCTAAACCTCAAAAAAAGAAAACAAAAGGGTATATCTACGAAGTTTATGAATATGCTAGAAATCAAGCAAAATGGAAAGCAGCAAGAGAGTATTGTGCTGACCGAATGTGGGAATTTAAAGTATTAACAGAAGACGAATTAGGTATTAAGTAATGTCTAAACAAAGTTATGAAGAGATAAAAGCAGAGATTGATGCTAGAAATCCTACTAAACCTGGCCAATATACAGGTTTACCTGTTCCTGCAAATCAAAGAGAAAAAAGACCTACTGATGCTAAATTAAATAGATTGCGTGAAGTTTTAGATAATATGACTGGTACTGAAAGTGCAGATGATTTGATGTTAGAAGTAATGAATGCATTACGTGAAAGTGGTAAAGTACCAACAGCAGGGAACTATTATACATTTGTATATCGACCCAAAACACCAAATATCCAATATGATCAAAACCCTTTAGTTGCAGTATCAAATGTGTTTAGTTGGGGATTCAAAGGACTTAACTTTCATTGGGGTGAAATGAGACAATATACATGGGATGAGATCGCTGGTGGACTATATTTAATCACTGCTGAGGAACTTCCAGACGCACAAGAGATACCTTTTCAGAATATCCGTATAAATAGATAATAAAACTGTAATTGTTATGCCCGAAGAGACAACAAGTACAACAACAGATCAGAAACTTACTGATAAACAACAGAGTGATGTTGTAAAAGAATATGAATCTCTGATTACTGCTAAGCCAAAACCAGCAGCTCCAGAAAAACTACCTACAGGTTTAAGATATCCATATAGTACAGTAGATAATACTCAAGATTTTTTAAAGTTTACTATTTTTAAGTATAAAAGAAGTGGACAAATAACAAGAGATAGTAATGGGTTAAAAGCAGATCTACTGGGTAATATTATTCTACCAGTACCCGCACAACTACAAGATAGTAACAATGCTAACTGGGGACAAAGCAATATGAATTTTCTGGAAGCAGGTGGTGTTAATGCAGCTAGAAATGTGATGGGTGGAAATATGGAAGGAACTGGTAATGAAATAAAGAATTTAGTTAATCAACTTAAAGATAATCCTTTAGTTAAAGATTACTTTGCAGCACAGGCAGTTAGTGCTGTTGGAGGTAATGTTAGTGCTGCTGATGTATTAGCAAGAGGATCAGGTCAAGTATTGAATCCAAATATGGAATTATTATTCAAAGGGCCAACTATTAGAAATTTCAGTTTTAATTTTAAATTTACACCAAGATTTCAGAAAGAAGCACAAACTGTAAGAACTATAATCAAAGCATTCAAAAGAAATATGGCTCCAGAAGGTGCGGGTGCTGCTATGATCAAAACACCAAAAGTTTTTGAAATTCAATATCTTGGAAAAGCAGCAGATTATTTGAATAGAATTAAATTATGTGCATTGAAATCATGTAATGTTAACTATACTGCAGATGGAACTTGGGCAACATATAATGATGGTGCACCAGTTTCTATGACTATGGCTTTAAGTTTTACAGAACTTACACCAGTTTACAATGAAGATTATAAAGCATACGAAGATACTTCAGACGGAGTTGGATTCTAATGGGATATTTTAGAGAGTTACCAGATGTAGCATATCAGAATTTTTTATCTGATAGTCTATCATCTCAAAGTTACATTGTAGTTAAGAACCTTTTTAGAAGGAATAAAATACGTGATGATTTAGAAGGTGTATTTACTGTCTTCGACAAGTATGAAATTCAAGAAGGTGCTAGACCTGATAATATTGCAGAGGAATTATATGGCGATGATAAATTAGATTGGGTTGTTTTATTAACTGCAGGAATTTTAAATGTTAGAGATGATTGGCCTCTAACTAATCAACAATTATATAATTTCTGTGTAGATAAGTATGGTGCAGATATAAATGCTATTCGTCATTATGAAACAAAAGAAATTATAGATGGGGAAGGAAGATTAATTCTTCCTAAAGGTAAAAGAGTTGATGGTAATTTTTCAGTTACTTATTTCTATTACAATCAGTACATAACTCCAGCTTCTGTAGATACAATACAAGGAGTTACAAATTTTGAATATGAACTAAAGAAAAATATAGAGAAGAGTTCTATACATATTCTTAAAAAACGTTATCTTAATCAGTTCCTCAACGATATGAGAGATATAATGGTAGTACAAAGATCTTCAAATCGTGTTACTGATAAGTTAAGTCGAACGGAAAATACTAAAGTTACAGTGCAATAAAAAAGGGGTCGTAAGACCCCTTTTATTATGTTTATTCTGATGCGAGTTTCGCAAAGTATGATAGTGTATCATCTTCCTCTTCATCAGGAGCTCCAACACTTACTGGTGCAGGAGTTGCAGAAACTGCGTCAGCAACAACTTGTTCTGCCTTGCTTAGGCCTTCGCTTAAGTCTTCTAAGTCTTCATCGAATGCAGGACGTGCAGAAGTCTTGTTACCTAATACGTAACCTAGACGTTTCTTCAAATCTTCATATGATTTGAATTGATCAGCACCTACAAACTCTTGAAGTGATGCTTGCTTCTTCCATAATCCTTCCATCGCTTCATCATCGTCTAATAGTGGACTTTGAGCTGCGAACTCGGAAGAATCATAGTTTCTATAACCTGCAACGTTCTTAGCCTTCAATTTGAAGTTAGCACCTTGCCAGAAATCAAATGGATCAATTGCTTCCTCATCTTCAAACTCAGGTTGCATTGCTGCAGTTAGTTTATCAAAGATTTTCTTACCATATTTGAATAAGAATACTTTACCTTCGTTCTCAGGATTAGCAGGATCCTTCACAACATAGATGTTACTAATATAAGTGAGTTTACGTTTCTGTTTTCTTGCAGTATCTTTACCTGCATCTGTTCCATTGTTCCAGAGTTGGGTATTGTACTCAGAAACAGGATCTTTTTGACCAAGAGTAGTCAAACTGTTTTCGATATACCAACCACCAGGCCCTTGGAAGGCATGAGAGTATAGTTTTACGAATGGTAGATCCTCACCTTCTGGTGCAGGTAGAAATCTTATAACAGCATAGCCGTTACCTGATTTATCTACGTCTAATTTCCAAAGACGGTCATCACCTGATGCACCGTTGTTATTCATTTTCTCAACTTCTTTAACTAACTTTGCAGTTAAAGAGCCAAGTTTGGATTGTTTTTTTAAGTCTGCGAATGACATTTAGATTACCTCGGATTAATTTGGATTCGGGGGATGTTTAGATTATACCATACATTGACTTAATCGTCAAGATGGTTTTTCATTTTTTGAATGGTTTTATCCATTCCTTGGAATAATGTAAGTATATCAGTACCTTCTGGGAAACCCAAAATGGTAAGTGATTGTTCTAAATTCTTTTTCATCTCTTCAGCTGCAGGATCATCAGACAAGGATAACCTTGTGTACATGACCTTTTGCATTTCAAGTAAAGAACTTAGTTTATCAACGTGTTCCATCTTTTCCTCATCGGGCATTGTATTAAAATTCATTAATGTACCATAAACTTCCTGTTGAAGTTTATTGATATCTTTTAGTTCTTTACGAACTATTTCTGAATCGAAAAATTCACTCATTGATAATGTCTCTTAATACGTTTTTATAATGGAATACATTAATATTTATAAAGGGAATGTATTTTTTTATCTTTAAACTGACGGATTCCCACACTGGATCTTTTAGTTTTTTATCAAAGTTTTTTGCGAAAGAAAAAACCTTTTCCAGTATCGTAAGCGTTTCTAAACTTACTTCTCCACCCAGATACTTTTTTAGTAATGGTGGATGGCCCTTCGAGCAATCGAATACTTCTTCTAAGTTGTTTTCGTATATTAATTTCTCTACTTGTTCTTTGAATAAGTAAGTCAAACTCTGTTTGCGTCTTTTCCAATCTGCGTAGTTTCTTTCTCCAGAATTGATAATTTCTCCAATCCATAAGTTTTGTGGGTTATCGGTTGTTACAAAGTTTGCTAATAGGAAGTTTACGACTTCTTCGTCAGAGTATTTTCTGGATGTTTTTTCAAACCAGTATTTGTCTTTTCTTTTGTTAAAGGCAGACATTGTAGCCCTTGACTTACCACCATATTTTATAAAGTCATACTTAGGGTTAGTAAAATGACTTTTCATTGAAAGATATGTTTGGTAAGTCTCAAATGGTGTCACTTTCATTTAATCTCAATTTCCATTCCACTAAAGGATCTGTAATGACCCACTCTACCAGCTGGAAAAGTATTGACTACTAGACTATATCTATCATTAAAATCATTACTTGGTTTTACCTCATGTTCCAGATTAGAGGGAAATAAACTTAGAGTACCTGCTTTTGCACGTACTTTATGAGTAATTTCACGAGAGTCATCCATACTCCTAACAGTTACTAATGGGTGATTTTCTAATTCCCATATACTATTCTGATATAGTGTAGTACCTGTAGGTGAATCCGTCAAGTAAAGAACACCACTTATATAAGAATTGGTATGAAAATGTCTTGGTTGGTGTGTATTATATGTGGTGACTACACCCCAAGACTGAGTAATATCTATACGATCACACTGCAAATTTCTTGATATTTTTACCTCATCTAAACATGCAAGTATCCAATTCATAATAGGTGCATACTCAGGTCTGAGATTCAGACGGGCATCTTCAGTCATCCCCGAAATCTGATAAGTTGTAGAATGTTCTTGATGAATTAATTTTTCCTTTTTAAGCAATTCTACACCTAATGCTGTAATCTTTGGATCAGCATAAAATTCATATATGGTCTGAGGCAATACTTCAATCTGCTTCATCTTCTTCAGCCTCTAAAGAGTCAATTGCATCAACAGGCACTTCATGATTACCGATTTTATACCAGTGCTCAATTTCTCCTGATTTCCAACTTTTTTTCTCTCCAATATATTTAAGATCAGGGAAACTATGTTCTCTGAGCATTGCTTGAAGACGTAAATGTGTTAGTTCAGTTTTGTTCGGAATCTTCATTTAAACCATAATGATAATCGTTAGTATCTCCATACCTTTCCATATGTCCTCTCTCAACACTAAAGTATTTTGTGGATACTTTAAAATCAGGCATTTTAGGATTTTTAGGAGTTAAGGAATTGTCGTAAATTCTCAATCTATTATTAGGATACAGTGCGAACTGTCCATTGTTCAATTCTATAAGATTATGACTCTTATGTTCTGCGGGTGTTTCTGATGTACTAAAATCAGGAGTATCAATATCACAGTGATAATTATCTAATGTGACCACATATTTTCCTTGCTGTGTTCCAAAATCTCTAGTATAACACTCATAATCCATAGAACCTATAAACTGTTTGCATATAGTCGTAACACCATAATCCATACAGTTCCAGAACTGTAAGTTAGGTAGATCCATGTCTGGATCAGGTGTTTGAGGTCTACTTAAAAAAGCACTGATAGGTAGTTTATCAAATATTGCTGCATATTCTGGTAAGTATGTCTCAAAATAAAAAGCACGGCCAGGAATGGATTTTGCAGATACCCAGACACCTGGTGTAAATTCACCATGTCCTGATTCGAAGTCGGTAAGATATTCTTTTCTTACCCACACTTCCTCTGCGGGCATATTACTAATTAAAGTCGCCATTATAGTGGTAATTTAGCTCTTGATGTTTTTTTCATAAAATTAAGTTCTTGTGCATCCCACTTCAATTTCTCTTTGAGTGGTTTAGAAACTAACTTTGTTACTGATTCTATCTCAAGTCCATTGATTTCGCAATAGTAACATATTGCATCAATGTAATTCATATCTTCTTTAGATACTATTGACTCAATTTCCATTGCAAATTTAGCGGGAGTAAGAAACTTCTTCTCCATTACTTGCTCAAGTTCTTTGTTCGGTTCCATAGATTTCCAGTTTATCTCTAACAAACTTTCTAATATATTTGTCGAGAAGTTTGATGTACTTTGCTTTGTTGTACTCTTCATAAACTACACATTCTCCATTTTCACAAGCCATAATAATGACCAATTTTTTAACTGATATATTTTTTAGTTCATACAACATACAACCGTATGCCATCGCTTGGACAAAATAATGTTCTATCCATTCTCTTGGCTTTGGTTTCTTAGATGTTTTAAAATCTATTATTGCTAACTCACCATCATATTCTGCGATACAGTCAACGGTTCCTGCAATACCCAGTTGTTTACTATATAGGGCACCTTCAAGGGTGTGGATATTATCTATTTTGTTGAGTTCCCCCTTTGAGATTTTAAATAAAAAATCAGAAATAGGAGGAACCTGAGGTAATTGATCGTTCTTTAAATAATGTTCCGTGAGTGAGTGCATATCAGTTCCACGGGTTGTAGCCGCTTTCGTGATACGATCTGCCTCTTCATTACCTACCCTCTTTCTCCAATCAACAAAGATTTCTTTATTAAAGTGGCTAGTGACGGAAGTAATTGAAACAAGTCTAAGTAACTCATCTTCGTCTGGTACTGAGTAATAACGAACTCCATCAATAGTCTCCCTACTAAGTTTAGGGAGATTCAAATCAATATGTTTAAACATTACATACCCATCTCAAGTTTAGCAATAATATACTCCTTCACGAGTCCAGAACGAATGATATCATCAATTCCAAATTCTATTATATCAAAAGAATTCATTTTACGCAAGATGTTCATAAAGTCCACTATACCGTTTCTTTCATTAGTTTTAAGTAAATCAGATTGTCTAGCATCCCCACAGAAACATATCTTACTATTTTCTCCTATTCTGGTAATAATACTATCGAGTTCATGGAAATTGAGGTTTTGAAATTCATCAACAATCACAATAGCATTATCGAGTGTAGTTCCTCTTAAAAACGAGGTACTCCAGAATTTAATTGTATCCTGTGCTTTTAGATTTCCATAAAGCATCTCAAAATCAGCATCAGAGTTCATTTCAAACATATACTTTACCATGTGCTTGTAAGGCACTTGATAGATGTCTGATTTATCTTCATAATCACCTGGTAAAAATCCAATCTCTCTTGTAGATACTAATGATCTTACAATATAGATTCTTTCATAAGGAGTCCTATCGTTTAAAACGTCCTTTAGAGCATTGAAGAGAGTAACGAAAGTTTTTCCTGTCCCAGCTGCTCCATAGGCAACGAGGTGTTTTCCTTCTTTATAGGAATCAAATAGTCTTTTTTGATTTTCAGTAAGAGGTTGAATATCAATCAAATAATCAGCATTCAGAGGTTTTTTCCTCCTCATCTGTTTACCAGTCATCCCCACACCAATAGGTTGATCCCCAGAGGTTTTTCTTTTACGGGCCATTTTATAGTTTCAAATTACGGGCACCTGGCGATTTGGATGCTTTCTCCAAAACTTCATTCCAGCCAGGCTTTGATTTACGTAGTTTATCTCTCCAGTCTCCCACTTCTGCAGCACTTGGACATGTTGATGGATCAGAGTAATCTCTACTCCAATCAGGATTATCGGTACACCACTGATCCCAGTCATGTACACTCATCGTGACTTCTCTCTTATCTCCAGTTTTTGTATTTACAACAGGGTATGTAGCCATAATATTTTATCGGGTAATTTATTTAGACCCATTCTAGGGCTTCTGATACGTTCGGGAATTGCTCTATAAAGATCTTTCTACATTCCTCTGCAATCTGCATATGCTCTTTTTGAGTACCGTGTGCAGATCTCAGATTAATATAGTGAACCCATGAACGACAACTTCCAGTCATATAGATTCTGGTAGGAGTACATAGAGGTAACACCATTCTTGCACATTCCTTCGCAACACCCTGACTCAACATTTGCTCATAGAGTGACTTTGCAGAACTAAACAGGGTTTCCATCTGTTTTTCGAATTTTTCGATTTTTTCGGGTTCCAAGTCATTTGTAGAATTTTGACGATTCTTCTCATCCTGCCTTCTGAGTTCTGGTAGTGGAATATCCCCTAATGCGGTGCTTGCTGCATATCTCTGTGAGAACTCTTGGAACGTAAAACTCCTATGTCTCAAAATTTGAGCAGCGATAGCTCGGCTTGTCTCGATCTCCAAGCTCATCGAGGATTGTTCAAATACACTCCAATGATTATGCTTAATACAATACTTTAATAAGCCTGAGTATTTTTCATTATCCTGATTTGAGGGATTACTCACTCTGGCGATATAAGCCATTGTTTGTTCTGCATCAGGAGTGATACTAACAAGTTTTACGTTCATTTACCAAATCCTTCGGGTTTTTCTCTTTTTCTAGCTAATGTCTCTTTTTCAAGAACAGCAAGTTGTTCTTTCATAAATGAAAGCTCTTCAGAAGTGTACAAATAGTCTTGTTTAAGTGCTTCTTTTAAATTCTTAAGAATTTGCTTTTGTCTCATCCGTCGTCGTCCTCAAAAATTTCGTCGTAATCAGTCAATATCTTTTTTGAGGTATTTGAGGTAGAATAAGCATCTACGTCAGAATAGACCTCTGCTTTAAGTGCATCAACTGTTAATTCTAATGTACGAACAATGTCTTTTAACTTTCTTCGATCCATAGATAAAATTTCATTTCACTAAGTATAGCATAAAAAAAGGAGGGGATCAACCCCTCCCTAATGTTAACTGCAAGGTGATGCCTTGCTTTTAACCTTGAGACCACGATACATTAAATCGTGTCTTTCACGCTTAGCTGCTTCATCAACAACTTTTGCGTTGTACTCTTCAGTGTCGTATTCGACACCACGGTAAGTAACTGTTGCCATTTGCTTGTCCTCAGTAGTTGGATTTTTAGGCCCGTTCCTTTAGTCGGCTTTTGCGTCCTCTTGCGAGGATGAACGATTCCGTTCCGAGTCGGCTTACTTGCGTCTCCCGAAGGAGATGAACGTTGTGTTAATTCTAACACATGTATATTATATAGGCAAGTAGAACAGTAGCATCTGATACAAAATCCTGTGGCTCAAAAATTTTGCGGAGTTTTTTTCTCCCGATTTTTGAAAGCTAAAGTCAATTTTGGTGGCCAGAGGTTATTGGTAATTAATATTGATGTTACATCTAAACTGTTCATCAGTACAGTTAGTACTATTATGTGTGACTTGAGGGTCAAAGAATAGCATTCTATTTTTAACAGAGTCAACTGGTGTACCATCAACATTAGTATGGCCATCACACGTATTCAAAGAAAACAATGCTCCCTTATGTGGAAAATTATAATCTTTATGAGGCCTATGACTGACTAGAATATCTGTTCTAGGATATAGATTTACCTTTACCCTAATTAAATGTTCTGCACCTATAGCCTCTTTTAATATATCTGCTATCCAAGAGTGAGGACTACAAGGTGTTGCATATGAATTTAATTTTAAATTCTCATCCATATAAGTTTCATATAATGAATGAGTAAAATAACAATCCCTCTCCTTACCTAAACCAGAGACATCCTTAATGCATCTCCAAGGAGTATCTTCATAATTAAATATGGTTTTTTTAATTCTATAGAAGGTATATTTATCTAGAAACTTGTCTTTGATCTTCATTAGGATAATATACTTGTACAAATGACTCACACTTAGGACATGTAAGGTTAGTTACAATAGAGTACTCTTCTTCACATCCATAGTCTTCAGCATCAAAATCTGATCCCCATATAAGTTCAGTATTACAGTGCCAACAATTCATTTCTTTTTCTTTTTTCCTTGCGGTGATTTGTAACCCCAGAGGTTAGGTTTAATGGTTCCCTTACCATAGTCTATGGACTTCAAACCCCTTTTAATTTTATCATAGTACATATCAAACACGGCCATCTTAGTACCTCTTGTAAGGTCATAGCGAACCGAATCCTCGTACACATACTGAACAATATATGCATCGTTAGGTGCTTGAGTTGTTTTTACTTCCTCGTCTGTACCATTCTCTATAATAATACTTGTACCATAGACCTCAGATAGTTTTTCTAATTCTTCTGTAGACCATATTGATTTCTTTTTAGGTGTGGTCGTCATTTACCATCTCTCCATACAATATCAGGGAATGCTGCTGCAACAACTTCTCTTGTAATATTATAGGAGTCAGATAGTTTTTTATCCTTTATAAGACAAACAATCTCTGCTTCTAATGGATGTAGACCTTGTAGAATGTTAATAAACATTGTCTCTCTACGGATAGCATTTAATCTATCGTCACCACCTTTTACAAATCTATAGAAGTGTTTAGACTCTCTTCGAATAGTAGTATGACCTTGCTGATCACCTGCACCTAAAGAGAAGTTACCTTTCTCATGCATGGTACGTATCTGATGAGAAAGTTTAGTGGTTAAAGATCCACTGTAAGAAACGTTCTCATCATATCCTACGTAAGGAACCTCTCCTTCTGGTAGTATAGAAACTATTGCTTCATCAAAGTTCCAGATCAAGACATGTCTCAGTGCCTTGTGATCATACTTTCTAAGTACTTCTATCTTTTTGGCCTTAGATCTTTGTCTTGATGCTAGATCAAGAATCTCAAAGATAAAAGGATTGCTTGGTAATTCTGGAAGAGTTTTAACCTGTAAGGTTCTCTTAGGTTTAGTCGTCTTCTTCTTCGTCGATTGGGTCATAATTTTCAAAACGTACAGCTACAATTTCGTCTGGGGTTAGGTTACCATGTTCATCAAACATTTCGGGATGAGCATACACTGTTTGGGGTGTAGTGTCGTATGAATGCTGTCTCGCCATCCATCCTATCATACCACCAACTAATAATGCAAGTATAGACACTAACGTTGTTAATGTCAAGGTTACTATGGTAAAATCCATTTTACACTCCTATTTTTTATTTTTTTTCCTTGCCGATAAGGAAAACTCAAAGTGGATATCTATTTCTGTATTCCATAAACAGATCATCTTATTCCATATTATATGTAAAGGTTTCTTCTTTCTTTTACCTCCCGAAAGCATGAGTTCTACACCACGATTAGTAGTGTTCGTTTTATTTATGTTAGGTTTGGATGATTTTTTCTTCTTTGAGGAATTTGATTGTGTCAACGCAACCTCCTAATTTTTTACCATTAACAGAAACTTGAGGGAAAGTAGCACCTTCTCCGAACTCTTCATAGAATGCATCTTTATCAAAGTGTTGGCCTAAATTATACACTACAAACTTACTCTCTGTCAACTTTAAAACTTTTTTTACCTTGTCGCAATATGGGCAACCGTCTTTTGTGTAAACTGTGAAGTTCATGTATCCTTGAAATTTTTATTTATAATGTAGTTACCGATACATAAGTAATCCAAGTCAATATTGTTAAAAGTATCAACAGCATGTTCTGGAGTCTCAACAATTGGTTGGCCATTATCATTGAAAGATGTATTTAGAAGAATAGGACACCCTGTTTCTTCTTTATATTTTTCTAGAAGAATAGTGACTTGTGGATGTAGTTTCTTATTCACTGTCTGTATTCTACAAGAACCATCCTCATGAGTAATAGCACCAAGATTTTTTCTCTTATGTTTCCGTACAGTCAAAGAGTATAGCATATAATCATTAGGATATGTATCTTCAAAGTACTCTTCTTGATGATCCTCTAACATAATACCTGCAAAGGGTCTCCACTCTTCACGATGCTTGATGCGTGAGTTTACAATGTCCTTGTTCTTCTTTGGTTGTGGGTTCATAAGGATAGACCTTGAACCAAGTGCTCTAGGCCCAAATTCAGATCTGTTCTGAAACCATCCTACAATTTTATTGTCTGCAAGATATCCTGATACTACCTCACATAATTCATCAAAGTTATCATACTTCTTATACTTGGTATCTCCAAGTGCTTGTTCAATCTCTTCATCAGTATAAAACTTACCTAATAATGATATGTTATGAGGTAGGTTTACCTTTCCTTTATTTTTAAATATTCCATAACATGCTGCTCCAAATGAGAGTCCAGTATCATCAGGGAATGGTGGTATGTGTATATTATCTGCAATATTATTCTTATGAAGCACAGAGTTAGCAAGGATGTTTAGAAAGACACCACCTGCAAGACAAAGATTATCTTGAATATATGTTTCTTCTTTTAATAATTTAAAGTACGTTAACATACCTTGTTCAAAATTATGTTGAAGGAGTTGTGCCTTATTTTCTGGTGTTAGTTTTTCATATGGGCCCATTTTACCTGCCTGAGGTAGAAATTCCATAGCAACCTGAGGCATACCTTCCATAGCAACTCTACCATCCTTTGGTAGGTCTTTTAAATTTCCATAGGCAGAGAGACCCATTACCTTACCGCAGAATGTCTCCCTATAATATGGATCAGTTAATTTAATATCTTTATCAATTTTATTAACGTAGATATGATATGCCCACAACCAATAATAATTTCCAAAGTTATTCATCTGAGGAACACCAGGAAAATATTTGAATATACCTTTTCTCTTATTAAAATAACCTAATGAATGATTTTCACAGGCAAATATTTGTCCTACAGTATCAAACAAAACTGATCCTGCATTATCTAATGTAACAAAAGCACCTTCATTATAATCACAAGAAAATACTGTTGATGCTGCATGACATATGTGATGAGATACTACCTGCACTCTTGCATTTGGAAAATTTCTTTTAACTTTTTTTGTAAGAGTACCATTAATCCAATACTTATAAAGCTCTTGGTTAGCCATAGAAGGAATGACTACCAAATCAATATCTTTCTTGTCTAAATTACCAACAGACAAACAATATTCTATAGACTTTCTGGGGAAGTTACCATCATACTTTACTCTACTAAGTCTTTCCTCACTTACACTACATATATGGTTATCATCCTTAAATAAGGTTACACTAGCACCATGTGTCCAACTATTGTTTACTTCCTTTTCTAACTTAGGATTGTTAGAAAGTACAACGTTCCAACCTATAGCACCATAAAGTCCAACAACATTCATCTAACCAACTGCCTCTATAATCTTATCAAAATCAAAGATCTCTTCGTCTTCATCAACGTATGGATACTCTGCTTCAACACCAATAAAATCAAAGTCAAAGAACACACTATTAGGTAGTTTAAACTTAGCAGGTTTTCTTGCTTGTATATTAGTATGCATATCCCATCCAAATACTTTTGGACTTGTACCATTCCATAGAACTACTGAAGGCATCTTCAATGCGGCTGCAGCATGTTGCATACAACTATCAATAAGTATTCTCTTTTCACTTTGTAAAAGAACACTCACGAGTTCCATGTTACTCATAGGATCCTTAATAACTTCTACACCATCTAATACTTCACCAGCTGGTTTAGTTATCTGGAAGATATGATAATCCTTTTCATAATGATCTACAAGTTTTTGTGCTAATGCTATAGGCATATCTCTAGCCCATAGATAAGGTCTTTGTTCATTTAATAAACCACCATTGGTTTGTATGACCATGATAGGTTTACCATTTGCTCTACCAGTCCAAAATTCTTTAGCAATCTTTTTTTGAAGATGATTGAATGTAATCTGAGGCATCTCACCTTTATACTTCAGACCATACATCTTACTCCAAGTCTGTACCAAAGGTAGTTTTTTATTTACATGATCAGTTGTAAAGTATGGCTCATTAGCAAAGATTAATGAATCCATGTCCTCCACATAAGTTTGATAATAGTAACTTGTGTTTCCTAATTGATATACTCTATCTACAAATGGAAGGTTCTGATATATTTCTGTATAAACAGCAGTTAATATTAATTCTCTACTTGGATGATTATTTTTTATACATTTTGCTACTGCGGTTGCTGCAATATGTTTTCCAAACCCACCTTGTACATGGAACAAAGAATATTTTTTAGCCATAATTATGAAAAGATATTATATGATGTAGGTGCCTTGGGAGGATTAATTTTAACAACCTCAGGTTCAGTCCAAAACTCTAAGTTCTGTCTATTTCTATTATATAGATCAATAATAGAAGGGGGAAGAATATTGGATGGATGATCAGAAGTCTTTACTATATTTGAACGAACTTCATGCATATCAGTTAGACCATATGTATTAAGATCATCTTCCCTATATTCATTAGATAAATTATCAAAACTATGTTCGAATGATTCTTCACCTAAGAAATCATAGATGCTATCCAACTCTTTCTGTGGATCGTTTACCAAATCATTATAGTCTATAAAGTGAAATTTGTCACGTTTTTGAGCCTTAAACCCTTCCATGATAGCATTTAATGACTCATAAACAATACCACTAGGATTTAAAAGATGATTACAACGTTCCTCATCATTGATAGGAATATTATTTTTTACTAGAAATTCATCTACAAAATTAATTCTTGGTTGTCCTTCTTTAAAAGGATTGCGATGAATCATCTCAAGTATGGATGTTAATATCTCATCAACTCTTCTTACTGGTACAATTATCTTCGGTTCTATGTGCAAGTATCCTTCAATGTATGAAATATTAGATGTCCACGCACGATTCTTATCAATAATTACTGGTTTATCTACATCACTATACCAATGTTCTATAATTGAACCAACAATTTCATTGACCTGATATGGTTTTGGATACCCATGATATAGTTCATTACCCATAAAACTATCATGAGCAGAGAACATTGCACTAAGCACAGGACTTGATGGGCCTGAGTAAAATCTTGGATTCTGATTTAAGATAGAAGAAAGGAGGGTACTTCCAGAACGTGGAAGCCCTCCCATAAAATAATATTTTTTATTCATATAATATAGAATTCAATTTTACATGATAACTCTTAGAACTATTATAGCACTATGCCTGTGATTCTGTCCATGATATCCTAGAGGATACTTCTAATGGTGAGTCAGCGTTAATAGATGCAGTATCAACAGGTACAATAGCGATAGTTAATAAGTCAGGCCCGTTTGGATACGTTCCATCTCCACCTAATATAGAGTTACCTAAGTCAGTAATCTGTGATAGGTCGAAGTCAGATGTTGCAGGAAGTCTTCTACCACCACTTGCTTCAGCACCACCAGATGCTCTCAAGGAGTAGATGACTGATCCACCAACGATCTTATCACCAGCAGAGTGTTGAACCAGTTCTGATAATGATGGAGATGCAACATCACTAAATGTTCTGTTACTACTTGCACCATTCAAGATTAGGTCAACAGTACAGTCATGAGTCAACGTAATACCCAAAGACTTCATCTGTAATTGCATTCTGTTAACAATTTCTCTTGCTCCTAAGGCACCTGTGAGGTTGTTATCAACAGATGGTGCAAGACGGATACTTACAAGTGGAATCTTGTTAACTAGTTCATCATCAGCAGCACCAGATGCAGGAGCACCAACGTTAACTGCAGTTCCGCTTGCAACATATGGATATGTACCAGGTGTCTGCCAGCGATAGTATGATCCTACGTATATGTAAACGTTGAAGTTACCACCATTAAAGTCAGTGTAATCTATAATGTGTGGATAAGGTGTTGCATTTGTACCATTCAATGCTAAGTCTGCGGTATAAAGTGCAGCACCAGAACTAAACTTACCCTGATCACTTTGGTTGAATGGAATTCTTACATAGTAATCTCTATAGTAACCACCTCTATATGTTAGAGCAGAGTTACCGTTTGTAGTAACAGCGTTAGAGTCACCGTTTGTAAACACTAGTGTCTTAGATGGAGCAGTAAATAAGTACGCTTTATCATCGTCAAACTTACCATCCATAATGATTGAAGTACCCCAGTGGAACAGTGATGGAACATAAGTTGGAATTCCTTCGTTCTCAATCTCATATCTACCAGCAATGTTACCAGTTCTCATGTATGCTTCTTCCAGTCTGTTGTTGTGACGGAATTCATGCATGTACTTAACGTGACCATAGGTATCTTTAAATCCAAATCTAATCTTACCAGCACCGTACCAAGAGTAATCAAGGTAGCACATCTGAATCTTAGTTAGATCTAATAAGAATCCTGAAGGCCCTGTACCATCTGCCTTATCAATATTCCATTCAGTTTGTTGAATTCTAACATCAATTGTCTTCGTGATAATAATATCAGCAGCATCAACACCTTGATATGATGGTTGCATATGAAGTGTAGTCTTATCTGGAATATGAGTAACTCTATGACTCTGACCTCTGATTACAATCTTATCACCAACAACTAGTTGACCTGTGAAGTTAGTATCAGTACCATTCATAATGTTACTTCCTTTAGTAACAGCACCAGTACCAGGTAACTGTTGAACTGAGGATCTTCTTACTGCCCATAAGGTTTCACCATCAAATTCGAAGAACATTCCGTTCTGATAATCAAATAGTCCACAACGAACCTTACTATTTTGCCATGAGTCAATATTATATTCAATAATACCATTTGGAACACTAGTTGTAGTAGCATCAGTTATGTAGTATCTAAAGGTAAAGTCTGTAGATGCTCTAACTTGGAAAGTTCCGTTGTATGCTTGATCTTCAGATCCTTTAATTGTTACTTTGTTAACTCTGGTTATACCATGAGGATATTTGGTAGTTACTTTAGCGATTGTTGTTGCTGAACCAACTGCCTCAATGTTTATAAGTCCACCCATAGGAGCAGAGTTTTCACTTTGATAGTAGTAAGTTCCGATACCTAATCCATCTGTCTGTAATGTAATTGTACCAGAATCAGTACCATTACCAACAGCAGCAACAGAATTACCTACTCCAGTGCTTGGAGCAGTCTTAATCCAAAGAGGTTGGCCTGGTGCATTAACAGTAAAGGTGAGGTAATCTCCTTTAACGATATTGATTGGAGGGTTTTCACCAAAGATTTGTCCATCTCTAGCAGCACCAGAAACGTTCCAAGAGTTTCCTTCATTATTATTAAGATTAAATCTGTACACCTCACTAGGTAGTGCAGTGTTTCCACTACTTACGAGTGCTGTTGCTACTCTGGATGGGTTAAAGTTAATCGCTAATGAACACTGAATACCTTTACCTGACTGATAACGGAAATACTTACGTGTCTGTCTTACAATTGAACTATTCGGTGATGTACCAGCATCAATCTCAACTCCACCGTCAAATGGTCTGTGTAAGAAAGCACCATCTGGTCGAGTGTTAATCTTGGTTGTAACATAATATTGTGTGGTTGTAATACCAGATGTTGGTTGAGTTGTAACGGTTAAGTTAGTATCATCAATCACCGAGTCAACAATAAATTCTGTATATGTTGGTGGTGATATGGTTGTATCATTAACCTTAAAGGAGTCACCTGCCTTGAAGAATCTTCTGAATAGTGTGTCTGTTCCAGTGATTGTTGGGGAAACAGTTGAGATAGCAACAGTACCAACAGCAGATGAAATTCCTGCTACCGATGGAACCGTTAATGTAAAGTTACCAGCATCTGTTGTTCCAATACCAATTGGTGCTCCGTCTGGACTATCTGCTACCTGTATGTGATCTGGGCCACTTACAAGAGCATGGTAAGTAGAATCACCAGTTAATCCTGGTACCACTCCACTTCCATCAGTACCAAAGACAAACCTTTGGTTGTTCTGCATCTTATGGTTAGGAAGATTAATGTACATTACACTACTCAATTCCTCAACTGCAGTAGAAGTAAATCCAATTTCTCTCTTAGGAATTAATCCTGAGGAGAAGGATTGCATTTGAGTACCACCAGCACCAACAACATCAATACCATAGAAACCGTCAACACCACCTGTTGATTCTAATGTAGTGAATACCAATGGAGTCATACCTGGATTGGTAATATCATACTGAGTATCGTTAGGATCTCTCAATGCAAATCTAACAGAATTGAGTTGTTCAAATTGAACTACACCAGCAGTTAATTCTGTACTGGTCATACTAGCTGCAATACCTGTTGCAATGGTGTTTGCTATCTGAGCATGAGTAAGTGTACTACCTGAAGGGCCATACTTACTGTTAGTAGTGTTTCTATTAAGAGGCCATACCATATCAATAACATATCTCTGACCACCATAACAGTAATCTCTTGGTTGTAGACTATACCAAGGAGTATAGTAATGACTTCCATTAATATTATTATAGTAACCAGGCCAGTTGCTATTATCAATAACCAAAGCCATCTGGATGTAATCATTATAGTTACTACCATATGTGTACTTCGCTACGTAGTTATATCTCCAACCATTACCAATTGATGTATCATAATTGGTATAGTTAGCATTTTGGTTAGAGTTAACTTGACCATAAGTACCCTGACAGTAACTCCAATAACTAGACCAGTCCCATCTAGCTCTGTTAACAGGTAATCCATTAACAGTCAAACCAATATTGCTTAGATCAGGGAATTGTTTAATACTATACCAGTAATTTGTATATGTATTATTGGTATATGGTGTCTCAATCATATCAAATCCCAAACCAGCAAGACCTGTTGTTGAGAATAAATCTTGTCTGGTACCAGTTCCAAACTTTGGTTTACTACTCAAATTTCCACTGTAGTAACTATTTGTAGATCCAGAAGTATTCATCAGATATATGTACATATTATATCTGTAGTGTGAGACATACTGATAACCACCATCTACATTACTATTCCAACTTTGGAATGGTGCATATCCATTATTATTACTACTATCATAAAGCATTCTGATAGCATCACCACCAGTTTGACCTCTAACAACATCCATCTTGGCCTTCACTGATTCATGAACAACATCAATAGTTTCAACAGTTGGTACAACAGGGCCAGATAGTGAAGTAGGAATAGAACCACCAACACCAACACCAATAGTTCCCATTTGTCTGTTGGTTATTCTTGAGTCATTAATGTAGAAAGAGTTCTTAAGTGGGTTATTACCCTCACCAGCAAATGTGTAACTTCCTGAAGCACTGCTTAATCTTAATGCAGTATTAATTTTGAATCTATCATCACCAACAACAGTAATACTATGAGTTGTTCCAGAACCAATGTATCCAAATTCAGGTGTTGTATTATAAGTAGTACCAGCATCAGTTCTATACCTAATAGATGCACCAGAACCTACAGTAACAGTCAAACTACTTTGATCTTCTAAACCATGGTTAGCAAAGAAGAATGAATCTGCTTCACCATCATCTGTTAGATACATCCAGAACCATCTACCACCACTACTGTAGTTTCCACCATACTGGTTGCTGTAACTACTTCTATAGTCATGTGCCTGATAGACAATTGCTCTACCATAAGTAGCATATACTTGGTTCTCAGTACCATCTCCTGTAGTAGAATATTGATCCCATCTCTGCCAGTCTTCTGTGAATTCATATCCATCAGGTACAGTTCCACCTTTATTGAAGGTAAAGTTTGAGTTAGAACGTGTAGAATAAATAGGATCTTTAAATGAGTTATAATTAAGTTCTGTAGATGTCTTCTTATCCATCATCATAATATAACCAGGACGTTGGCCACCAATACCGACCCATCTACCGCTATTATAACCTATGCTGTAGTTGGTTAAATCCCAACCAGAACCACTACCAAAGTAATATCTTCTACTGTATATTCTAGTTTGATATCCAGAATAACTATAGACCCTACCCATTTCATAACATAACATCAAGGCATGGTATCCATAAGAAGAGGTACCTGCACTTGTTATATTAATTTCTGCGTTATTATTAAACTGTCCGTTTGTAGTTTCACATAAGGTAACAGCATTTGGATTAGAAGAATCTTTAATGTAATAAATTTGGAATCTTTGTAGTCCACCAACTGCTGCGTCTCCTGCAGGAGGAGAATAAAGAACAGCATCACCCTGTCTTAATCTATGATTTGGCCATGAAATTGCATTATTAGCAGTATCAACATCACCAGTCTTAAATTTCCTAGTATAAGTAGATCTCTTTACTCTTGTTTCTGTCTGTGAAATATCTGGGTTAAAGTTTACAGTTGCTGTGTTTGAGAAATCAACATAAGGTCTACCATCAGGAGCAATATCAGTTGCAGTCTCTTCTATTGTATATTTTAGAGATCCAATAGTATTAGTAAAGTATAAACTAGAACCTGCAACAAATCCATGAACATAATTGGTGAATAATTTTAGTGTGGATGGTTCAGCACCATCTGTTTCAATTCCAATCTCTTCGTTATATTGAATTTCAGATCCATTATAGAACTGACCTGGTGTAATAACAGTATAACTACCATCAATTCTTCCTGTTTTTTCTTGTTTTTTTGTTGCTCTATAAACGAATGAGTTATCAGAAGGAACTGCTGTTATAAGATACTTTCCTTCTGCTGTTCTAGAAGAAAGACCTTGAACATCAATAGGTGCACCAACCACTAATCCATGATCAGCAATAGTATTTACAGTGACGTTTGTACTATCTTGGAAAGTTTCAACAGAAGTAACGTCTGCAATAGAGTAGTCTGATGAATTAGAATAGAATGATGGAACCTGATTTACAAGCTCTATAGTCTCCCACTTTGTTGGTTGTAGTCCATACTCAAAGTCGGTATCAATTAAGTTTTGTGGATTAGAAACTCTTAATTTACTTACAGGGTCAATAAAAGTTTCTGAAAATTCTATCTCTGAATGTTGTTTATCTACAAAGATCTGTAGTTCATCACGGTAATCCATATCGGATGTATCCGCAAGCAACGTCATTGTAGTTGTATCAAGTACACTATTATAATATGTTGATCCAGATAAAGTCTTATCAGAGAAGTTATATATTATTTCGTTATCTGTTGACGCATCAGATACAAAACAAGTAAATGTATCAGCATCAACTTTAGTAATTACTATATTCTGGCCAAAAGTAGGGTCAGTTGTTCTTGGATATGATTTCTCTGCGTTGTTTCCGTCCTTCTCACAAGTAAAGATAAGTGAATCTTGACGGAATTGTATAGTATCACCATTAACTAGACCATGGCTAGTAGTTGTAGTCACAGTCATGATACCTGAAATAGGATCATAACTTGTACCTGATTCAGCAACTGTAAGGTTACCTCCGCTACCTCCACTTATAATATCAATCGCACCCGTAGTAGAAGCAAGGTCGTCTCTTACGAAAGTATGATTATAATCACCTGCTGTTCCTGTATTTGTAACTAACTGCCAAGTTCTAACAGGATAATTACCTTCAACAACTATCGTACCATTCAGACTAGTGCCTGGTGTGAAAGTATAGTTATAAATTAGATGTTTTGCCATTTCTTACAGATACCCCTGTCCTTGTTTTATTTATAGATGGATTAGCCACCCAGTGCTACAGCATAAACTATAACATTTGCTTCTTTTGCAAGACGTTGTGAGTCTTCAAAAATTTGATAGCATGAGACAATACCCACAGTTAGTTGTGACGTATTTGCAACACCTGCGACTGATTGTGCGTTGGTTGTACCAATACCAACTGAATTTAAGGTGAACGTACCACTTTGGTTACCCTGCCAAGTTGCTGCCTGACTAGTAATAGTAGCAATACCACCACTAAATTGAACGTCAACACCTGTATTGAAGTCAAGTGTAAGTGCAGTTCCAACTAATACACCACTATTTTCTACCGCTAGTCCAGTTCCAACTGCTGTTACATTAGACAGTAGGGAACCGTCACCACTGAAAATACCAGCGTTAACTCTATCTGCGTTTAGAACTCCCATATTCTCTGAATACCTTTGTCTATTTATACAATAGTGGTTAGATTTAACCAGTTTTTACTATTTATTGGTTTTAGAAACTGCATCATTCACGACTCTTTATATACTTCAACCACGGTGAAAATATTATCCTCACCAAAATCTAAATTAAAACCAAATCCATTATCAGTTACAGTAGTTTCTGATCTGTGTTGTATCTCAAAAGTTTTATTTTCAAGAATAGTTACAACACCAGCACCAAAAGATCTTGAGTTATCAGATTCTGAAGAACCAATAATGTCTGTAGTCAGGTCACTCATGTTTCTTAATCTAGTTTGATGACCATCTACATTATATACAGGTGCTGACCATTTAATTAAATATCTACCTGCACCTAATGTAAATTGATTATTAGAGAGAGATATAATATTATCTATATCTGTCTTTGTAATCAAATCTCTTGTTTCCCAAGAACCTCTAGTGAAAGTACCACTAGTAGTACCAGAATTTTTTTTATCCAATACTATTGCGTAACTTTCCCATTTAAAGCTACCTGTATTAGGTAATTTCAATATCTTACATGATGCTTGATCTTGGGCCTGCAATTTTGTGAACCCAGAGATGTCTCCCTTAAGAACTAAAGTACTCATAATCTATTTCAATTGTTTTATTATTTATTCAGGTATTCCAATGATAGTAAATGTAGACCCAGGCCCAATAGTAAGACAAGCACCAGTTCCGATAGTGTATGGGCCAAATACACCTCCATTTACTGGGCCACCTTCTTTAGGGAAGGTTTCACTAGTACGCAATTCAACTTCATTCTGGAAGAACGTTCTTGTTGCTACCGTTCCAGCAACATCAAGAGCAGTTCTTGGTCTATCACTTCCGATACCGAGGTTGTAGTTCTCAATACCAGTGATCCAGTTTGTATTACCAACACCAATTGCTAGTTGATGATCCTGAACAGAAGATGCAAGTGATACATTGCAACCAATAACAACGTTACCACTAGCACTAGTAACAGCAGAACCAGTATTATGGCCTAAGAATACGTTACCTGTTCCTTGGTTACAACGACCTGCATTGCAACCAATCATTACATTATTATCACCAGCGTCACCACATCTACCAGCATCCATACCGATGATAACGTTTCGACTACCAAAGACTTGTCCTCTACCAGCATTTCGGCCTAAGAGAATGTTATCATTGGCCATCATTTCATAACCAGCACACCTACCTATTGCAATGTTATCGCAACCTTGATAAGCGTTACTACCTGCTCTTTCTAGTGCATAGAAGTTATGAATACCTGTAGTTAAACAGAATCCAACTTCTTTACCAAACAATACGTTACCATAGCCAGTAGTATTGCATTTACCTGCATAAGAGCCTAGGAAAATATTATAATCACCACCTTCGTTACCAAAACCTGCACCCCTACCTACAAATATATTCTCAGCACCAGAATCAGTTGCTTGACCAGCATTGCAACCAAGCATGACGTTGTAGCAAGCATTAGTACCATCTAAACATCTACCAGCTCTAGTACCAGCATATAAGTTTTGATCATCATCAGGAGACCAAGCAGCAGTTCCACCACCACCAGAAATAGTAATAGTTTTAGTTGCACCAGTACCAGATGCAACAACACCAGCACCTTCAAAGTTAAGAGTGGTTGCTTGTGTTGCTAATGGAGTACCTTCATCCTGAACATTAAGACCACCTGCAACACCTTGTAGTTTTGAACCATCACCATAGTAAGTTACGATTCCTGAATTAATAGTTGAAATACCTGTAACTATACCAGCAAGTTCAATACCCTCTAGAGTAGTTCTAAGTCTTACATTATCTTGATGTTTAGCAGTAACAGTACCAAAACCAGTAACTTCAAAACTATTAACTAAATTACCTGAACCATTTATCCAAGTTTCAACTTCTACAAGACCAGCAGTACCACCACTAGTATTAGCTGCAATAATTGTTCTGTTATCAGCTGAGGTTTGTAATCTAATACCATCAGATCTTGCTTCTATACTTCCTTTGGTAGTACCACTCTGTTGGAATAATGCTGCAGGATTTGATGATGTAGAATTAATAGTCAGAACATTCGATAAACCAGTAAAGGTAGCAATACCAGAAGCAACGTTACCACCTACCATTAATTGGTTAGTTTGGAATGTTCCATCAGTTTTTGCAGTTGAAAGTCCAGCAAGAGTTAAGTTAAATTGATTATCACCAGTAAGCCAATGAGTGGCACCCATACCAATTGCTAATTGTGTATCTGCATCCTGAGGTACATGTACGTTACATCCAATTGATATATTTTTATTACCCGTACTATGATTACTTCCCGCATTATAACCAAGTGCAATATTAAAATCACCAGTGCTGTTTACCTTACCTGCATAACCTCCTACAAAAACGTTACCATCAGTACTACCTTGTAAGTTACATCCTGCTTCACGACCAAGTGCTACGTTATAAGAACCAGTAAGAGTAAGTCCACCAGAATTTTGACCACCCGACTGTCTTCCCAAGAATATATTATTATTACCGCTAGTAATGTTAATACCAGCCAAACAACCAATTGCAATATTATGATCACTGGAAATAGCCTGACTACCCATTGCTGAACGGCCGATTGCAACGTTCTCATTTCCATTGGCTATGCAGATACCTGCATCTCTACCTATCAAAACATTACAACTACCATTTTGTGCTAGTGCACCTGCTCTCATTCCAATAGCAATATTACTATTACCTTGGTTCTGACCTGGTATTGAAGAACCTAGTAATGCAAATGGGCCTAGTGCAACGTTTTCACTACCACCCTGTTTACATCTACCAGCAGCAGTTCCTGCATAAACGTTATCTTCACCAATGAAACCCCATTCACCAGTGAGTGATCCTAAGAAAACATTATTGCTAGCTGCGGTTGCTTTTGTACCTGAACATCTACCTATAAAGATATTCTCATCACCTTCATTTAATGCGTAACCTGCACTTTGACCTATACCAATATTGAAACAGGTATCTGCGTCTCTATTATATCCTGCACAAGTTCCTGCAAATAAATTTTCTTGTACGTCTGCAGTCCATAATCCTTGACTGGTTATAGTAACAGCAGCACCAGAAATAGCAGAGACAGATAAGTTTGTAGAAAAGTTTATTGTTCCAGCAGTACCAATCAAAGAATCATTATCTCTAATTTGAATACCTTGTCCACTAGCAACAAGACCAGTTAAATTAGAACCATCACCATAGTAAGCAAAGGCAGATACAATACCAACCGATAACTTAGCAGTAACTCCAGCACCAACAGGAGCATCTGGATCATTTGTTCCAATACCAACATTCCAGTTAGCATTACCGTAGATCCAATTATTATCAGCAATACCAATTGCTAATTGCTTATCTTCATTTGGAAGTGGAACTTGAGCTCCACAACCAATAACAATATTACAACATCCAGAGACTAAATTTCTACCAGCATAAGATCCCAAGAAGGTATTGCCTTGAGCCTGAGACAGACATCCTGCCTGATTACCAAGTGCTACGTTATTATTGCCTGTTGCGAGTGATCTAAGTGATTGCTTACCAACTGCCACATTATTATGGCCACTTTGATTCTGACATCCTGCAAAGTAACCTATGTGGATATTAGCTATACCTGCATCAACGTTTACACCTGCTTCTCTACCTAAGAAAACGTTATCATCACCCTGAGAAGAACTATTTCCTATCTTACAACCAGCATGATATCCAATAGCAACATTATAACAATTATCAGAACCAGAACATTTACCAGCATCAGTACCAGCATATAAGTTCTCTTGTGCATCAGGATCAAATTCTGCTGTGATACCAGTTAATCCTGCACCACTACCATGGAATGATTTTGCTGTTACAATACCTAGAGTTGCATTACCATTCGATTCTATTGTTGCACCAGTTCCAACTTTTAGATCAGTGAATGTTGTAATACCTGAAGCATTAATTTGATTAACTTCGAAACCAGTAGCATGTAAATTTTGAGTATGATATTGAATACCTTGTGAATGTCCAAGAGTTAATGCTGCTCCAACATTAATAATATTATTACTACCATCTAACTTAAGTGATGCACTACCAAAAGTAGCAATACCAGTAACATGAAGGTCTGCTCTAATGGTTGATTGATAGTTTGTATTGAGAACATTATTAGGGAAACTAATAGCATTTCCCATGTAACCATGGTTATAGCACTGGTAGTGAAGCACCAAAGGTGTCTCATCACTTACTGTAATTTCTGTATATCTAACTGATGCTGAATTATAATTGGAACTAAAATCTGTAGAGTTTGTTCGTGCACCATCAGCATAATAACTTACACCTTGTGTGTATTCTGTATTCTTATCAGCTGTAAGATAAAATATTAAAGGATGATTATCATTACTACTATCAGACTGTTCAAATCTATATGTTCTACCTGGTGTTAGAGTTAGGTATGGTGCTTCAGCACCATCTATTTCATATCCTTTAGTACTAGAACCTCCACCACTAGGATATCTGTGCTTTGCAGTTTTATCAATTGTTATAACTGTAAGCGTAGTGGATCCTTCACCTTCTGCACTTAAAACTTGGTAACCACCAATATCTTTATGAACATTTAATGAAGCTGTATAAGTTGTAGTTCCTATACCTACCTTAAAAGTATCATTACCAGTAATCCAAGTGGTAGCACCAGCACCAATTGCTAATTGTGTATCACCAGTTAGTGAAGGAAGTTGAACTGCCTTACCAATAGCAACATTATTTGAACCAGAAGTAGAAGAACAAGCTGCATCAAAGCCAAGAAATGTATTAAAATCTCCTGATGCATTATTAAATCCTGCTCTAGCACCAAAGATTGCATTGCAACCACCTTCACTACATTTACCTGCTAAAGCACCAACAATAGTAGTACATCCATCAGTACCACCACATGAACCAGCATAACAACCTATGAATACGTTAGCTATACCACTAGTCTTATGACGACCTGCATTCATACCGATGGCAACACCACCGTTACCACTCATACAGAATCCTGCAGCAGATCCTAAGAAGACTTGATTACTACCGTTACCACATTTTCCTGCTTCATCACCAATAGCAATATTACAACTACCTGATGTAAATGTATTTTTGGCTGCATAATAACCAAGAAATATATTTCTATCTCCTGAATTTACAGCAGCACCAGCTTTACATCCTATGAAAAGGTTACTACAAGTATCATTATCTCTCGCTACACCAGCACCTACACCAGCAACTAAGTTACCTTGTGCATCTTGATTCCAAGTATCTGTACCACCTAAACCAATATTGATTAACTCACTACCATCACCGTATACTTTATGAAAAGTACCAACACCAGCAGCCACTACTGCAGTATTAGATGCTGTTACTTTTGCTGTAGGGTCTGTCGTTCCTATTCCGACATTACCCGCATTTATAATCTGCCTACTATCATCTATAATAGTAGAACCCGATAACTTAATGGCCATCTACCGTCCTCGTATACACTGGGTAGTATTTGTTATTAATATTTAGACAATCACTCTAATTTAGAAATTCTTTCGTTCAGTTTATCTATCTGAATTTGCTGTTCCTTTACCGCCTCAATTAATAATCCAATCAAACCATTATAATTAACTGTCTTTGGATCAGTACCACGAACAAGTTCTGGTAGTACTGTTTCAACTTGGTCAGCAATAACACCAAGTGCAGCTCTATCATCTTCTTTCCAATTAAATGATACACCTTCAATCCTTACAACCTTAGAAATTGGATCTTCAATTGCTTGAATATTTTTCTTATATCTTATATCAGATGTTGAATCAAAATCTATAGCAGTTGCAATACCTGTTAGTAGAAAGTCTCCAATCACATGGAGCTTAGATGTTGGTGTAGCGGTTCCTATACCTACATCAAAATTACTATCACCATTGATCCAAGTATTAGAACCAGAACCAATCGCTAATTGATCACTACCAGTTGCACTAGGCACTTGAACATTGCATCCAATAGTTACATTTCTACTACCACTCGTAATATCATCGCCAGCTGCAAAGCCAAGGCCAATATTATAACTACCATGAGTTACTTTCAGTGCATCACCACCTAGAGCAACGTTACCACCTCCACTAAGAGCATCATATCCCGCACAACATCCAATAAAGACATTACTATTTGCACTAGTCTGGCAGAATCCTGCTTTTTGGCCAATCAAAACATTGGTACTACCACTATTAATACAGTGACCAGATTCAGAACCAATGATAATATTGTCTGTACCAGACTCACTCATCCAACCTGATTTCCAACCTATAGTAACATTACGATTACCAGCATTACAAAATCCTGCACAATGTCCAATAGCAACATTTAATAAATTATTTGAACCATCACTGTTTGATTTACATCCAGCATAAGCACCAATGAATACATTACATTGGCCCGTGGTATTAGAAAACCCTGCTTTTTGGCCAATGGCTATATTTTTATTTGCACTATCATTATTAGTTCCAGCATTAGAACCAAAGAAAATATTATATGAACCAATATTGTTGTTATAACCTGCACTTTGGCCAATGGCTACGTTTTGTTCACCACCAGTAGCAGCAAATCCTGTTCTGTTTCCAATGTAAACATTACAAGCACCACCCTGATTACATTTACCAGTTTCATGGCCAAGATATACATTATATGAACCAGCAGTAGTACAACATCCTGTACCACAACCCATGAAAATATTATGGGATACAGAACCAGATTTTGCACCAGAACATTTTCCTAAAAATATATTATGATTTCCTGAATTAATTCCGTAACCAGCTTGAGAACCTATTGAAATATTCTCAGAACCTTCTCCCATTGCTTCACCTAGATGTGCTTCATTACCAATTGCAACGTTGCAACCACCATATGAATTATATAAAGTACGTTGTCCGATAGCAACACTAGCTTCACCTGACCCACGACTCTGGCCAGCATAGGATCCTATAAACACATTGTCTGTACCAGCAGCACCAACATCAGAACCAGCATAAAAACCAAGTATAATATTTTTATCTCCAGCCTGTAAATTTTCAGACGCACTCTTTCCTAATACAATATTAAAGTCACCAGTTAAACATTGGCCAGAACACATTCCTAATGATACATTATAACTTCCTGTTGCTTCAGTTCCTGCACAGGATCCTATAATAACATTTTGTTGAGCATCATCAAGAAGACAACCTGCTTTTGATCCAAGTAAAATATTTCTATTACCACTCGTTAATTTTCTTCCAGCACTCTCACCAAAAATTACGTTGTAGCCCATAGTAGTACCACAACATGCTGCAAAATATCCTGCTACAACATTCCAATTACCACTTATTGAACTACCATAAGCTGCGACTGCAGGATTTGTTATCTGATAATCACTAAGATAATTAGATTTACCATCATGACCCCATGGTGCCTTATATATCTGACTACCATTTCCGTGAATAGTATAACCCAGTCCTACATACAAATCATTTGTAGTTGTTGTTAATCCAATATGAGTTGTTATACCACCGACATATAAGTTGGTACTAATTGCTACGGTACCAGCCTTCAAACTCAAGTCACCAGGACTTTCAATAGTTGGAGTACCACTACCAATTATATTCAGTTGTTTTACACCAAATGCTTTATCTGCCATGGGATTTATTACCGTTTAGTTATTTATGTTAAATGATTGAGAAGTTACCACCGAATGATATATTGCTACCAGTAACTGATACTTTTGCATCCGAATCTTCTGATGAGGGTACTGGTGGTGGTGTATCATATATGATTTTCAATTGTGCTCCCTGCAAATTATAATAATCACCCCAATTAGTAGTATCAGTTGCTGTAGTTGCTTCAGTTCCTTTATAGAACCATGCATCTGACGTATTCTCAACATCAGATGCTAACCAATTTTTAACATCAGCATATGTCCAAGTTCTGTTATTCTCTAACTTAGTAGCAATCAATCCTGCAGCTATAGGACATGCAGAACTAGTTCCGTTAAAGTTTTTATCTTCTGATTCAACAGCTTGTGTTGTTCCAATATCATAGTATGCATCATATCTATTGAACCTTGGACTGGAATTATCATCTGATGCAGATAGTGTTTGATCTGCAGCAGCAAAACAATCAACACTATTACCCATGTTACTGTAGGATGCCTTTCGTTCTAATCCTTCAGCAGTATGATCATCATCTAAAGCACCAATAGATATTGTTTTATAAGTATATGGAGTAGTGCTTCTATCAACACCTATCTGTGCTGGAAACCCTCGTCGATTCAAACTATTATAAGTGGGTGTGAAATTCATTAATGAATATATGCTATTAGTTGTTGCATTTGCATAGTTTACACTTGAACCTGATGCATAATAATTATTAAAATCTGCATGATTACTTTGAACTTGCTTCTGATTATTATTACCAGATGAACATACAAAGATAACACCTGCCTCTATCATCTCATCACCAGCAGTAATTGCTGCATGACCATCAACATATTCTGGTGATCTTCTATTTAATCCATCACCCGTAAAATAATTCATAAATGCAGGAAGACTACTATAACTTGTTCCAGTTCCTCCAGTTACACCTTGTCTGAAATAATAATACCCAGAGGTTGTAGGTGATTGTCTCAATCCCCAACTGTTACTTGATACAGTTGGATTCTTATTTCCATACTCTGGATTTACTGGTTTGTTCTGATGAAATATTTTTTGTAAATCAAAACCTGCTTCAAGTCCTACACTATTAGTTCCATAAAGATTTAAGAACCATTTGTTTGCATTATAAGCCCAACCATATTGTCTTCCATATGCTTGTGATGCACAAGGAGTTCCATGATTTCCAGAACCAGTATGATATGCAGTATAACTTCCATTACTATTTGCTCTAGTATATGCAGCAGGAACTGATACAGTACCTGCACTTGAAAATGCAGCAGATCTATTTGATGAATTAGACCACCAAGATCTTGCAACAGATTCAACTGGAACTTTTGTTCCATCCCAACGAGTCATTAATCTATTTCCTGCATCTGCTTCAAACCATTCCTTATCAATATAATAAGGAGCATCTAAAACTAAATCTAACAATTCACATATTCCAGTTGTAGATGAAGTAGCAAAACCAGACTTCAAAACATTCGTTCCAACATAGTTAGCTGGTGCAGCAGTGGTCGCAGCAGTTGAATTATCTGATTGTTTAATATCTGTTATACCACTTGGATTCATAAATTCAATATGTCCAAACCACATATCTTCATCACACACAATTAAATCAATACCTTTTCCTGTTGCATATTGAGGGATCTTACTATCAAGTATAGTCGAATCAGAGACTACTTCCTGAACATTTTGTGATGGGAATTGTCTGCCCTCTCCCCAAACTATTCTCACAGCACCACCGCCACCAATACTACCACCACCGCCAGCTCCAGCTCCATAATCAGCACCATCGCTACCAGTTGATCCACCATCTTCTCCACCAGATCCACCACGACCACCCCATGTACTACTACTAGTACTGGTACCTGCAGCACCACTTACTCCTTGACCATATATTCCTACTCCTCCACCAGTACCAGAAGAGGATTCAACAGCACTTTGAACGGCCCAGCCGCCACCACCTGCACCACCAGTACCAGCACTTACTTGAATAGGATGTGTTGGAACATTGGTACCACCATTTCCACCAGTACCAGCATATCCACCAGCTCCACCGCCACCACCATAATATCCTGCATAACTACCACTATAATATCCTCCTAGACCACCACTTCCACCACCATCTCCAGCTAACATTTCTCCACCTGGTGGATTCTGAGGTGTTGAATTATAATGTCCGTAACCTCCACTTGCTGCAACTATAGAAGTACTAATGAAAAATGATGTTCCACCATTTGCACCATCAGGAGCTGCTCCACCTCTAGTACCTCCAGACCCAACTTGAACCACATAAGATTGGCCAGGTGTTACAGAAATATTATTTTTCCAAGCTAATCCTCCACCTGCACCACCAGAACTCCAACCTGTACCATCACCAGCACCACCACCTCCAACACAAACAACACTTACAGTTGCTATTCCTGCAGGAGCAGTCCAACTATAAGTTCCAGCAGATGTGAATGAAGAAGACAATCCTGCTCTCCAAGGATCTTTCTTTTCTGTATGTCTTAATAAATTATAACATCCTCTATTGAGTAATGTAGCATCTGGTGAACTTGGTAAATAATCTGACTGATTAGTAGAGGTATCTCTTTTATGTTTTGTTGTAGAAGAATATCTAAAAGTTCTACCATCCATTTTAATATCATCAGGATTTGATGCATATGTTCCTGGATATTTTGCAGTATTAATATGTACGTATCTTACTAGTTCATGATTTTTAAGTGCAGCTACTTCTGTATCTGTTAATAGATATACAGCTCTAGTCTCACTTTGACGACAATCATTAGGACAATCTACATGATCATTAGGAATGTTATCTTCTAGAGTACCATCCTCAAGAAGCAGTGAATGTATTATTTCCCAATCATCTTTTGAATAACATCCTACCCAATATTCTTTCTTTACATCTGATCCTGATGGTTCTTTTTCTAATGTGTTTTTATGTGTTTCAAAGGCCGCTTTTCGCTGATTATATTCTTCTTCAGTCATTAGGTTTGAACCTCCCTTCTCCATCTAAATGTAGTCACTCCACTGATACCAGTTTCAGGTGTAGCAGTGATGTTAACATTACCACCTACAACTGTTGCACCAATAGAAACAAGTAATTCAGAATCATACATGACTCCATACTCATTTGAATATGCAACAGAATTATCCTGCATAACTAATGCTTTCTGTGCTTGTATTCCATTAGCATGTACAAAGTGTAAAGTGTATTCTGCAATTTGATAATCATGAGTTGAGAATGCAAAAGTATCTATAGTATAAGGAACACCAGGAGTTGCACTAAATGATCCTGATGATGATGAGAATACAGTTGAGAAGCCAGGGATAGATCCTTTAAATATACCGTAGTATTCAAGTGCAGTAACAATACCCGCAGAAGTTACTGATGAATTTGCTGCATTAGCAGAGTCTGTTGGTACAGCAGTTCCAATACCTAGATTACCTGATGCATCTATACGAAGTTTCTCAGCTCCATTCGTATGAAGAGTTAATATATTATTTGAAGGTGAATGAACTGATGCTCCCGTTCCAACCAGTAATGTATCAGAAGTTAGTACATCAGTACCATTAATCTCATAGTGTTTTCCTGATGCTAGGTTCCAGTTCTCACTAGTCATCAATGCATTGGTTGCATTATTCCAAGTAATAAACTTTCTAATATTAGTAGAACCAATACCAATACCTGCACCATCAAGAAGTGCATTAGTACCTGCAGTTGTTGCAATACCAATTTGGAAATCACCAAGTTCTATCTTATCTACATCAACAATAAATTCTGTACCTTCTACATATAAATCACCTCTAATGAAAACGTTACCACTAGTAGCACCAATACCATATGGATGTGGATCTATTATTATATTATCTGGGCCTTCAATGTATGCTGTACTACCAACACCAACAACAGAAATTCCTATTCCAGTAGTTCTAAGTCGTTCTGCATTCTCATGGTATAATTCAACAGCTCCTGCTTGGAATGCTGCAAATAATTTAGATTCATCTGCATTAGATAATCTTAAATTATTTGATCTAAGTTTTAAATTACCAGTTCCAGTATCATCTATGAAAGAATGGCTACCACTATGATAGATTTGTAAATCTTGGCCATCACCAAATGATGCTTTTGAACCATCATAAAACTTTAATTCATTAGCAGACTTATCCCAGAAAGCAGATGTAATACCAGCAGCATTACCAATAAACTCTACATCATCATTGAAGGTAGAGATACCAGTAACATTTAAGGTGTCAGTCTCAACATGTCCTGTTACATCAATACCATAATCTCTAGTAGTTAATTTTGTCGAATTACCATACTTAAGTTTTACAAACCCACCAGCACGAGCATCAGCTTCAATTAACTGACCAGAAGTTGTTTGCAAATAAAATAGGTCTGTTTCCCAAAATGTAGTACCCATACCAAATGTAAGGGTAACTTCACTTTTTATTCCAACAAAACCACTTGGTGCAGTAGATTTGAATTGAAGTGAATTTCTTGTATGAATTTTAGAAGATTGCCCTATGGCAGTATCATCATAGATTTTAAAATCATTGTTATAACCAAAGTAAGCAGTAGTTCCAAATCCAACTGTCCCACCTGCTCCTACAAAAACATCATCTTCAAAATATACCTTATTATAAAAAGTAGATATACCAGCAAAGGTTGAGACACCAGATATATTTAAACTATCTAAAGTATTAATTGTAGCGATACCAGTTACATTTAACTGATCAGAAAAAATAGTATAAGCAGTAACAATACCAGCAGCTAACTTCTGTGTATTTCCTATAGCAACAGATGCGACTGAAGGATTTGTAATACCAATACCAATACTATAATTTGAATCTCCGTGTATCCACTGGTGGTTATAGTGTCCAATAACTAAAGTATTCGATGGATTGAGGCAAGCACCCATCGCACAAGTACCTAGGAAAATATTATCACTACCATCTCCATTATTATACCCTGCAAGATTTCCAAGTACAATATTATTATTTCCAGTCTGATTACCCATTCCAGCTCTTCGGCCGATCATGACATTACATCCACCAGTGGAAGTGAAACCACCAGCCTGATCACCAAACATAATATTGTGAGAGCCTGAGGTCAAATTGTAACCTGCAGTATCACCGACTGCGAAGTTTTCATCCCCACTAATACCAGATTTACCTAATGCATTATCACCAATTACGACGTTTTTAGAACCATCTAAAATACCAGCACCTGCATTCTCTCCTATTAAAACATTCTTCTGAGCACCACCAAATATAGATTTACCTGCACAATTACCAATGCTTATGTTTGCATACTTATAATCACTAACTATTCCCGTATTTCCAGTAAATGTATCACCTATCGCTATGTTAGCTTGGCGATCAAAAGTTCCATTACCAGTTCCAGCATCAGAACCTGAGTATATCTGAGCATAGATCTGATATGCAGTTACAATACCAGAACTAACAACTGAAGTATTAGCAGGATTAGCCTTCTTAAGTGGGTTGGTAGTTCCCACACCAACGTTTCCAGTAACTTGTAAGGATGGTTTACCCTCACTATAACTGGACAAACCAACTTTAAGTTCTTTAGTCTTACCGCTAACGTATTTTATGGCCATTTTAGTTAAGTGTCTCTAATATGCTTCCTAAAAATTTAAGATCAGTTGCATTGCTTCCAGAGATTTTAAGAATATCACCCTGCTCAAGAACAAGTTTACCTGGTAAAAGATTAGCAGTATCGCTTGCTTCAATAGGTAAGTCTTTTAAAATTTCTGTTGTAACTGCCGTTCCAGCGACAGATCTTTCATGAGAAAAGGAAACTGTATGTGTTTCAGATCCAATATTTGCTGTTTGTGCTAACAAAACAACACCAGTATACCCAACGGGTGCAGTATAAATCCCAACCTGCGACGTTGGTACAACATATGGTATTGTTTGAAAGACGTTTAATGCTAATGCCATTTTCTTAATCTCCTCCTAATGCTAGTATAAATGGTGTCATCGTTGAAAATAAACTCTTTGAATAAAAGGTTCCTGATATGGTTCCAGTTTGTTGGTTAATAATAACACCATCACCAATTCGGAAATTACCTGTCTGATCGGTGCTTGTAAATATAGTCAATCCACCATTCGCATCTTCAACCTCATTGTCCTGTATAGGAACAGCACCCTTAGAAGGTAATGAGGTAACTGGATCAACTCCAGTTCCAATGTATTCAAATGAATGACTTGATGCTAAGATTCTACTCTGTTTATAGAATGGAACTGTAGTTCCTACTCCAACTGCGAAAGGAACATTGTCCGAAACAGTTATAGTGGAGATACCACCAGATATTTCAGTTGATTTTGTAATAGCGTAGTAAGTTGGTTTTAGTTCTAGTGTAGCTGTTGCAGTATTTATTCCTGACTGTGGTGATGATAGAACAATATTTGGTACTGAGGTATAACCTCTTCCACTAGAAACTATATCAATTTCATCAACCTTACCATTCTTTATTGAGGCAACAGCAGTGGCTTTTATACCCCATGGTTCAGAAGGAGGATCAATAGTTATTTCGGGTGCTCTTATATATCCAGTTCCAGCAGATCCAACTTTTATTTTACCTACAGTATTATATAAAGCATCAAAGTAAACTACTTGACCATCGAATGGTCTTATAACATCTACCTGTGCAGCTCCACCTGAAACATATTGATGTGGGAAACGATTAGGCCCAACGTGAACTACAAAAGTATTAATACCAACAACCTCATTCACCTCAAAGACATATCCATTTACACCACTTGGGAATACATCAAGAGTAGATACTCCAACATTAATTGTTATACTATCTGCAGTGGTAGCACCTACACCCATCTGTCTATAGTATGCTGGATCAGTAACTCTAGGATATGGATGGTTAGTTGCATGATCATCTTTAGAACATGTAAATACTATACCCTCAGTCTTAATACCAACAGTACTTTCTGCAACCTTAATACCCTGACTGACTGCTGAAACAAATGTATGAGTAAAATCTCCTGCAGTTGAAATACCAACATTACATGTAAAAGTATTTGCATCTACTCTGGTTACAGGTAACCACTGATTATAAGTAGGATCTGTTACTCTTGGGTATGCATGATTAGTAGCATGATCATCTTTAGAACATGAGAATGTTAAAGACTCATGATCAAATCTAACATAATCTCCAGTCACTAAAGCATGTGATGGATTAGTAGTATTAATTGTAAGAACTCCAGTAGCTCCATTATATGTACTACCACTACCTGCAGTCAAAGTAGTTTGACCAGTGAAATCATGAGCACCAATGGTCAGTACCATGTCTCCAGTATTAGGATTATAGGTAGCATCTGTGGGTTGATCATTATGAATAGGAGAAGATCCAACATTAATATTAAAGGTACTAGCACCAGTCACTACAACTGCTGTATTGATTCCAGCAATAGGATCTGTAGAACGTGGATATGTATGAACTGATTGATAATTATCTCTAGAACATGTAAAACTAAGTGAAAGAATATCTACAGCAACGTTATCATTTGTACTCATTCCATGAGCAGCAGATGATGTTAATTCTAAAAGACCTGTAGATGCAGTGTATATTGCATCAGTAATATCTAATTGATTACCGATTGATGCTCCACTATTAATGTTGATTGCACCTGAAGTAGCACCTACAAATTGATGTGTGTAATCTCCACCACTGAATATTGCTGCAGGATCAGCACTTACAAATATATGTGAATAGTCTCCATAGTAACAAGTCCAACCCATATTCCTAAAATCTATTCCCTGCCCTACTTCAAATCCATGAGGAACATGAGTAGTCACAGTCATCATACCTGTTTCACCAGTATATTCAGCAGTCTTAATGCTCTGTACTGGTACAGTCAGATCCAATTCAAAAGTATCTGAATCTACTGTAGTAGCAGCAGTTAATATTCCTGTATATTTTCTTGCACCAACTCCATCAGATATTAATCCAAAGTTACCAAAGGAAGAGTTGGAGTTTGTTACATCACACTGCCCACCACTACCACAAAAAATTCCAACGTCACTATTAATAGTAAACATTGAAACTATCTGTGCATATCCATCATTAGTAATTGATACTCCTATACCATTAGAATTATATTGAGTAAAGGAGTCAGTAACCATACTCTTAAATGGCCCTAAAGACTTATTACCATCTATCTTCATTCCAATACTATTCGTAACAAAGTTAGTACAGTTACGAACATATGCTGACTGAGCGAAATATTCTATGTTGTCTGGTTCAAATGCTGTTATTGCTTTTCCCGCATTCATTGTCCCTGTGAAGGACATATCAGATATATAAACACCTGGATTTACATGGAATAGATCTTCATTAGCATTCTGAGGTACTACTGTTACTTCTCTAAGACTATCTCCAATAAGACTAACTTGCTTTGCTACTTTAAGTGGATTATTTTCTACATATACTCCCGCAGAAATTTTAATTACATCTCCTTCTGAGGCAATTCCTACTGCAGATTTAATTGTTGCCTTTGCTCTTCCTAATGTATCTCCACTATTTGTATCGTCACCATCTTTATTGACATATATTACGTTCTTTACTGCTGCTCCACCGATCTTAACAACATTCGTGCCTATCCCAGGCCTAGACCTCAGAGTGTAGAGTTCAGCATCATAGGTATTAAGAGCTAATTCTCCAACTTGCAAGTCAGATGCTGTCGGGGCCTTTCCAGGCACCGCAGATCGTTTGATCCTAATAGGGGTAGCCATTTATATTATCGGTATGTACCAGAAAAAGAACAGTATATACTGCCTTCAGTTATTTATCCAAGTTGCATTTCCTTGATTTTTGCATACCGTTCTAAACTAAAAAACTCCTGAGAAAAATACCATTCTTCCCAAAGAGTATGTGATTTACTTTGATTACATTTATTACAGCACGACACCATATTTCCTATGGTATCTTGGCCACCTTTACAGCGTGGAGTTACGTGGTCTATTGTAATGTTCTCATCAGAACCACAATAGGCACATTCCCAATTCCACCTTTCTTTTATCTTTCTCCTCCATATTCTTTTTGCTTCTGCCGAACTTGTTGTGTGTAAATTAAAAACATATGCTTGAGGAGAAGATAAAATTTCCATACAGGATTGCGACTTTTGTATTATATTATAAATTTAATATTTTCTTATACTTCTATATCGTATTCTATTTCTATTACCTTAGATGATCTACCCTGACTATTAGCCCTAGTCAACTGAGTTGTAGTACCTCCTAACTCTTCTGCAAGATTTTTAATTAATTGCACGATTTCCTCTTCATTCATCTTTTATAAACTCTCCTTTTTCGTAATCAAATCTGGGATGAGGTTTTGATGGTTCCCAAGGTTTCTTGGATCTATTGTTGATAACAATAAATCTATCAGCAGCAAATGTACCTGCTAAATTAATTTCTATTTCTTCACCATCAACCCAATTCATACTACCATCTTTCTTGGTATGTTCCATGAGTCTTTGGATCTCGTCAATCATCTCTTGTGTTAACTTCATCTCTTCTTAAAGACTCCTGCTTTTGCTAATAAGTAAACTGATAATACAGTCCAGAAAACTATTTCTAATCCGATGTTGTTCATGTTAAATCCCGTTCCAAAAAGTATCTACAGGTGATTGTAAATTCCTTACAAAAAAATACAAACCTACATTGCATGCAAACCAATTGATATTAACTATCCATGTTTGTCTCCATAGATATTTTCTATTTGTTTCTACTATGTAGAGGTTCCTCTCATTGTCTGTTCTTCTCACAAATTGTTCTAAAACTAATGCAATAACAAAACCTATTGCAAAGATATAAAATGCAAAATTAAGAAGACTTGCACTGAAAAGTAAAAATGAAATCATTTCTTTTTAATTTTAATGTTAAAGGATAAACTAAGACGTTCTATGTCGCTTATATTTGTTTGTACTCCATGCTTTAAGTAGCCAGGAAATAGTATGATAACTCCTTGATCAGAAGGAATTTCAACACTTCTTTCTTGAGACATTCTATCATCTTGAAAGAAAATTTTACCTACATTCTGTGTGGTTTTTGGTGGAGTTTGAATATAATACACACCTGATATATCAGCTTCACCATGTGAGTGTATGTGTGCATAGTTATGTTTTTTAAAAAGAGCAACCCATGAATCTTTAAGATCGTAATCAAACTTATCTATTGAGTGTTGATCCACCATACCAGATTCTTTAGCATACTTTCGAACATGCCAGTCTAATTCTTCCTTAAATTTATCACATCTATTATCATTTACAAAATGTTGATCAAAAGTAACATCAGATAAGAAGTGAGTATGACCCCAATTAGGATGCATTCCAAAATCACAATGACTAACACCAGTTAGTAACTCATCTTGAATCTCTTGATAATTATCAATATAGTTAACATATATTGGAACAGGAAATATATAATCAACTCCTCCAATATCTCTTTTTGATTTAGCCTTAGAGATAAGTTCTCTTTGTTCAGGACTTAATTTAGCCGCTTCAGGTGTATCAGGTATTTGCATGGTTTTTAATTAGTCTAATTGCCTCAGGTAAAATTGAGTATTCTTGTCGTTGAATTTTTTTTGTTAAAGTTTTAACAGTATCATTGGGTTCAACATCAACTAGCCCTTGGTATATTATATCACCAGAGTCAAGTTCTTCTGTTACGTAGTGTACGGTACACCCTACAACAGTATCCCCTGCATCTAAGGCTCGTTGTACTGTATTTAACCCTTTATACTTTGGTAGTAATGAGGGATGAACATTTATGATCTTATCAAAAGAATCTACAAATTTCTTAGATAGGATTCTCATATACCCTGCGAGTATAATAAGATCAACATCCATTGCTTTAAGAGTCATAATCATTAGGTCTTCATCCTCATGTTCAATAAAACAATGTGGGATACCAAATTTGTTTGCTCTCTTAACAGCACCACAATTTTTTTTGTTGTGGATCATAATAACAACTTCGTCTTCCCAACAAGACCTCAAAATGTTTTCAAAGTTAGTTCCGTTACCAGAACATAAGACTGCTAATCTCATGTAGTTTCATCGAAGTAAGATGCACAAGAGCATACTAAATTACGATCACCGTAAACATTATCAATTCGTGATACTGCAGGCCAGAACTTATTAGTTTGATCTACAGGGTATGCTGCTTGCTCACGGCTATAATTATACACCCATTTGTCTGAACAGACAACCCTTGCTGTATGTGGTGCGTTTTGTAATATTTCCTTTTGAGTATAAATTTCCCTTCTTATTTCTTTCATAGCATCTACAAACCTTTGTAACTCATCAAGTGACTCTGATTCTGTAGGTTCCACCATCATAGTATTTGTAACTGGCCAAGATAGTGTAGGAGCATGGAAACCATAGTCCATCAATCTCTTTGCAACATCCTCTGCTGTTACGGGCATTGATCGAACATCAAAGATACACTCATGGGCAACTCTTCCATTTGCACCTTTATATAATACATTAAATGAATCATCTATTTTATGTGCTAACCAGTTTGCAGAAAGAAGTGATATCTCACTTGCTTTACGAAGTCCTTCTCCACCCATCATTCTTATATACATCCAACTGATAGGAAGAATACTTGCACTACCAAATTTAGATGCCGATACTCTTTGATTTATAAAGGGTGTGAGATGTGATGCAACTCCAATTGGCCCAACACCTGGCCCACCACCACCATGAGGAATACAAAATGTCTTATGTAAATTAAGATGACATACATCTGCACCATATTTACCAGGTTTTGCTAGTCCTACCTGTGCATTTAGATTTGCTCCATCAAGATATACCTGACCACCATTCTCATGTACGATTTTACAGATGTCTTTAATAGTTGGTTCAAACACACCATGAGTTGATGGATATGTGATCATGATACAAGACAACTCAAGCATGTTCATGAGTGCTTGCTTCTCTAAATCTTTTAGATCAATGTTACCATCATCATCACATTTGATAGGAACTATTTCCATACCAGCCATAACTGCACTTGCAGGATTAGTTCCATGAGCACTTGTAGGAATCAAACATACATTTCTCTTTGTATCTCCACGACTTTTATGGTATTCTTGTATTGCAAGAAGACCTGCATACTCACCTTGCGAACCTGCATTTGGTTGTAATGATATAGAATCAAACCCTGTGATATCACATAACCATTTCTGCAGATCGTCTATAATTTTTAGATAACCCTGCGTTTGACCCTTTGGTGCAAATGGATGTATGTTTGCAAACTCAGGCCATGAAACTGGCATCAGTTCTGCAGCTGCATTTAATTTCATAGTGCAACTACCAAGTGGTATCATACCATTCACTAATGAGAAATCTTTAGAGACTAACTCATGAATGTATCTCATCATATCAGTTTCACTATGATACTTGTTAAATACTTCTTGAGTTAACCACTTTCCTTTTCTTACAGGAATTGTTGTCCACTTATATTCTCCTACAGCATCTAAAACATGATCAATAGTATCTGCTTTATTAGGAAAATCAACTTGAGAATCAATGATTTGATGCAATTCATCTAATGTAGTACACTCATCTAATGATAAGATGCACCAACCATCTTCGTAATTTACATTAAAATTCTCTAAAGTAATCGAGGTTTTAAATCTTACAGTATCAAATCCTTCTGATTCATCTGTTTCTATTCCACACCATTTCAATGCTAGTAGTAACGTCTGTCTATATTTTAATACTCTGGTTGCTATTTTTTTCAGACCTTCCGCACCGTGGTAAGCAGCGTAAAAACCTGCCATATTTGCGAGGAGTGCTTGAGCAGTACATATATTGGATGTTGCTTTGTCTCGTCTTATGTGTTGTTCCCTTGTTTGTAACGCTAGCCGTAGTGCTTTATTACCTTGGGTATCTACCGACTGTCCTACAATACGTCCAGGAATCTTACGTTTATATTTCTCAGTGGTTGCAAAAAATGCTGCATGAGGGCCTCCAAATCCCATAGGAACTCCGAACCTCTGCATACTACCAACAGCAATATCAAATCCCATCTCTCCTACAGGTTTCATTAGAACCTGTGCTAAAGGATCAACAATCGCAATCTTCATACACTTACATACATCACATGCTGTAATTAAACCATCACGATGTTTTAAAGTACCATGACTATTGGGTAGTTGTACTAGGACTCCAAACGCACTCTTTAATTCTGCTAGTGGTATTGATCCATCAAAATCAACCAATACTATTTTAATACCAAGTGGTTTTGCTCTCGTCTGTAAGACCTTTAAAGTTTGTGGAAATACTTTACTATCAACTACAAATCTATCTTCTTTACCAACTGAATGTGCTAGTATCATTGCTTCAGCAGCTGCCGTTCCTTCATCTAACAATGATGCATTAGATACTGGTAACCCTGTAAGTTCTGTGATTAATGTTTGATAATTAAATAGTGCTTCTAATCTACCCTGTGATATCTCTGCCTGATATGGTGTATAAGAAGTGTACCAAGCAGGATTCTCAAATACATTTCTTAGGATTACTGGTGGTGTAATTGTACCATAATATCCTTGACCAATCAGACTTCTTTTAATAATATTTTTTTCTGCAATTTGTTTTAATTCTGCAAGTGCCTGTTGTTCACTACAACCCTCTGGTAATTTATCATCACCACGAAGTAGAATTGAAGTCGGTACTACTTCTCTTACTAAATCTTCTATAGTAGAAAGACCTAAATCTTCCAACATACTATTCTTTTGATCATCGGTTATACCGATATGTCTTTGAATAAATTCACTCATAGGTTTTGAACCACTCCTTCATACTTATTTGGTATCCAGACTCTCGATAGGGAGGTTCCTTGATCCCCTTCATCTTTTTATAATCATTGTGCATTGCCATAAGTAACCAACTCTGACTAAGAGAATGAGGCCCTTCTTCCAAGAGTTCTCTTTGTCTCTTGGATACGACCTTCATTCCTAAGTATTCTTTTCTCCAAGATGTGCGATCTTCGTGTTGTTCTTTAGTCATGACATTCCCTTTGTTTCATATGAGATATAAGATCCTTATCTTGTTCCCATATTTCTTTTATAAGTTTGTAATTGTATGATGAGTGAGTCATACCATCTTTATAGACTAACTCATAGTATTGTTTTTTGCTCATACTTCTGGAAAGTCATATGGGCCATTTAGTTTTTTTTCAGTTTCCCTTTCATCTAAAACTTCATTAATGAGTTCCTTCAGTTCTACCTTAAGTTCATCTGTTATGATGTTTAACTTTTTTGGTATATAATCTGGGATAGCAGCACGTTGTTCTTCAATACTTGTCCCATCTCCTTTACCAGTTCCATAAGACATTGCTTGCGTATCAATTTTATCCATTCTTTTTTTATAATAATTGTTTTTGTTTCTAACTATAGCACATGATTTACATTCGTATGCATAAGATGATTCTAATGTTGGATCTTTACGACATTTGTAAAAATCTGTGACTAAATCTTTTTCTACACCACAAACTCTACAAATCCTTTTCACCAGAAAAAGATGTGCGGATTGTAAATGTTCATCGTTATAGAAATCGAAGTCCATTATCTAGTAATCTCATCAATACATTTATCTCTTTCTATCTGCTCTGCTAACTTTTGCTTTGTTGCAATAACACCTGCAAGACGTTGCTCTAATTTATCGGCAATACGATTGTAAACTTTTAACTGGTATTTTCTAAGTAAGATATTGAAATCTTTCATGGGTAAATTTGAATTTAAAATTATTTATCAAGGGTTTGAATATGTTTCCAAAGCAACATTTCCTGCTACAATTAACCTATTCAAGTTTGGTTCTTGCACCTTATCTACTCCGTGTATTAACCATGATGGCCATGCAAATATGTCTCCACTTTCTTGATGATCTGGATATATTTTATCTCCATGATCATCTAAAAAATAAAAACATTTATTTTTTGACGCATTAATAATATGAGTAAAGGATATTATCTCAGCACCACCTATTCCATAATGTGAATGAGGTGGATGAGTAGTGCTCTCTGAATTATACATTTGAACCCAAAGATTAAAACCATATGTAGTATTTTTATAGAGTCCTAAATCCCTCATCATATTCTCAATGACTTTTGTATAGAAAGGAACTAATAAATCAGCAAACCTTCTATCACTCATAGAATGTGATGTAAAGAATTTTCTTTTATCTCTATATGATTCTTGTATTCTATTTAAAATACGATCTTTGTGTTCCTCAGGAATTTTTATATTGTCATTCCATATAAGCATAAAAAAAGAGGGCCGTTTGACCCTCATTATAACATATATTATGTAAATTACAAGGCATTACCTCTTGGTAATACTTCTTCTGGGAACACAAAGTTCTCATGTGGTTGGTCAACTGAAGACATCCATGCTCTCATACCTTCATTAAGAAGAATGTTCTTAGTATAGAAGGTTTCAAACTCTGGATCTTCTGCAGCTCTTATCTCTTGAGATACAAAATCGTATGCTCTGAGGTTAAGTGCAAGACCTACGATACCTATAGATGATGTCCACATTCCCATCACAGGAACGAACAACATAAGGAAGTGTAAGAATCTTTTGTTAGAGAAAGCAATACCAAATATCTGTGACCAGAATCTGTTTGCTGTAATCATACTATAAGTTTCTTCTTCCTGTGTAGGATCGAATGCACGGAAGGTTGTAGATTGAATCTTACCCTCTGTGTATATGGAGGAGTCCTCATACAAAGTATTCTGAACTGTTGCTCCATGAATAGCACATAGTAGTGCTCCACCTAAGATTCCTGCAACACCCATCATGTGAAATGGATTCAATGTAATGTTGTGGAAACCTTGAATGAATAAGATATAACGAAAGATTGCTGCGACACCAAATGAAGGTGCGAAGAACCAACTGTGTTGACCTAAAGGATAGATCAAAAAGATGCTAGTGAAGACTGCGATAACAGCAGAGAATGCTAATGCATTATAAGGACGAATCCCTACAAGACCTGCAATCTCAAACTGACGAAGCATGAAACCTATAAGTCCGAAGACTCCATGTAATGCTACAAAGTTCCATAGTCCACCTAATTGTAACCAACGAACGAAGTCACCCTGTGCTTCAGGCCCCCAAAGGAACAGAAGACTGTGACCCACTGCGTCTGCAGGTGTGGATACTGCTGCTGTTAAAAAGTTACAACCCTCAAGATATGAGGATGCAACACCATGTGTGTACCAACTTGTAACGAATGTAGTTCCTGTGAACCAACCACCGATTGATAGAAAGGCACATGGTAATAAAAGAAGACCAGACCATCCAATGAATACAAATCTGTCTCTCTTTAACCAGTCGTCAAGAACATCGAACCAACCTAATGAATTAGGTGCTTTTAAGGTAGATGCTACCATTAATTTCTCCGATGAAAAAGGCACCCGAAGGTGCCTAGATTATAATATCAGTTAAGTTATTAACCGATTGAAGGTGCTGTTAAAGCAACTTGTGAAGACTCAGCAGATGCTAGGTCTAGTG